GAAAACATTTTTTATCCATAAAAGCCAAAAACCTTCTAAACCGGACCTTTTACCTATTCCATAGGACCTGTTTCAGAAAAAGTATCCAAACTTCGACGAAACAGGTCCTTTTTTATCAAGTGAAAAATAAGCGGAGCCATGACATTGTCTATTCATTTTTTTATACTTTTGTGGGCATAAGACAGAATATACACAACAATGAAAAGTAAAAGTTATTGTTCAATTATTAGCTAATACACCGTATTTTCACGTGAACAAAACATCAATAATCCACTAATAGCCAGCCATTTAATTATACAATTAAAATCTTTCAGCTAATTAAATAATCCAAACACGTACATATAAAATATCTTTTTGACGTACTTTTGTGTACTATTTTTTTTACAAATGTTTTACAGCGCACGATTATGGCTACATTCAAATTTTTGGTACTCCCGCATCAACGGAAAGAAGATGGTACATATAACGTAAAAATCCGTATAACACAGAAAGGCAAGTCCAAATACATCAAGACCAGCCACAATGTGTCAGTTTCAGATATTATAAAAAAGAAAGACAACGGAAAAGAAAAAATCAAGATCAAGAATCAAGCCGTAATCGACCTAATGGAAGAGATGATATTAGGATTTAAGAAAAAATTGACATCCGCAGGTGTTGAAGCAGAGCACTGGGAGGTTGATCGAATTGTGGAGTACTTGACTACAGAGGAAGAGAATTTCAGCCTGAATTTCATTTCCTATGGACGAAAAATAGCGGATGATCTCGAGCAGGACGGAAGACTAGGTACGGCAAAGAACTATCGGATAGCCATAAATGCGCTTGTCAGGTTCATCGGAAAAGAAGAGCTCGACATAAACCTCATTACAGCATCTTTTATGAGAGCGTTTGAGAAGTTCCTAAAAAATGAACCTTCTTTTAAAGGATGCCGCGATGGTGGATCAAAACCAACTGATAAGCCTAAAGGCAAACGGGTCATATCCCTTTACACATCACAAATCAAAACATTACACAACCTCGCTAAAAATGAATATAACGACGAGGATAGAGGAATCATACGCATCCCATTTTCCCCGTTCTCAAAATACAAAATCGCACCAGTTCCCCAAAGTGAGCATCGAACATTGTCTATAGACCAAGTACAGCAAATAATAGATCTTCCGTATAAACAAAATGCTCGCAATGGAGGTCAGCCTGTTTTCAATTTAGCGAAAGACATTTTTATCCTATCATTTGCGATGATGGGCATGAATAGTGCCGATTTCTATAATGCTCCTACCGTCGAAAACGGAATTATTTCCTATCAAAGGACTAAGACACGTACTAGGCGTGAAGATAAGGCAGAAATGAAAGTCCGGATTGAACCGGAAATAAAAAAACTGTTTGAGAAATACTCCGACCCATCTGGAGAGAAAGTCTTTATTTTTCATAAGCGGTATAGAAGTTCAGAGAATTTCAATAAATCAATAAATAAAGGACTAGATGAGATAGGAAAAATAATAGAGGTTCCAGATCTGAATTATTATTATGCCCGCCATACGATGGCAACGTTAGCAGCAAATAAGGCTGGAATTGATATTGCCAGAGTTGATGAAATGCTAAACCACTCCGATTCAACTTTAAAGCTGGCTCGTGTGTATATCGAACGGGACTACAGTGTGCTTTGGGAAGCCAACAGGAAGTTGTTATCCTTGTTTAAATGGGATGGCCTAAAATAAATCAGATCGATCAATTAAGCTTATCCGAAAAAGCCAAACGTATTTTTGCTTGGAAATTCTTTGCCGGAGAGTCTTTTGCAGATTGGCCGGGACCGGAAAACAGGAAAGAATTATATGAAACCTATAAAAGTGTTTTCAATGCGGTAATGGATAAGAAGGATGGGAGGTTATTGTTGTGATATTTAAGACCTCTTCCATGCTACGATTGTTCTTGTATCGTAGCATGGAAGAGGTTTTTCAGCCTGCCCATACGGGTTCGTCACGTGTTTGCGTTAGTAGGAAGGTTAGAGATTTTACTAACGGCTGGGGGGCTTCTTCTACCCTATATAAAATAATAAAATTTTCAATTAGCTATAATAATAAATTTCCTCCAAGCACAGGTTTCAACTTATTATCAATATAAAGATTTGGGGTCCAACCCTTTATCAACCTATCACCAAAAAAAGCATCTCCTGCTGAAATAGCCAAACCTAACCCATTTGACATACACCCGAACAAAAAACACAGTACCACACGAATAGTCTTTATGAAAGGATTATCAACTAATATTTTATTTGTTGCTTCTTCCAAATATTTATTAATCAGAGATTCATCATTAGATACACCCGATAACCAAGTTCTAAATCTATCTCCCTCTTCTAACAAAAGTAACAATTGTCTACTACTTATTACTTTTTTCACATATGCATCTCCTAAACTAGGATATTTACATATAATATGATTTTGAAATAAATTTATTTCTTCCTGACTCTTTTGTCGTCTTGATAAACAATCTGTTAACTGCAAATTGATTAACCTAGAAGACATATTATTTGTTTCCAATTCTCCATTAAATGTAGCAGCAACATAATTATCCCCCCTAGCTTCTCCTAATGATAAAAGAAAACTTGAATAATCAAACTCAGAATGTATTCCCATTTCTTCGTTAAGCTTATTTAGCTGTGGTATATCTAAATTCGATTGAATATTATATAAATCAAAAGGACAATATCCATCATTGACATCTTCTATCTCAAATATCAAATCATTTGTTTGAGAATACATAGGATACTGCTGTTTAAGATATTCAAGAAAGGATTTATTCAAATAATTTGCATTATGTAAATCTTCTTTCAAGATGTTCCTCAGTTCTTGTTTATAATAGTAAGAGCTTGTTACAAATGAAAAACGTTTGGCAAATCTTCTAGCAGCAACAAGATTATCATCAAATTCTTTATATGCTCTAAATAAAGATTCTTCTTTATCTACAGTTTTACTAGTTAGAATATCTAAACCAAATTGCTTTTGTGCATCTTTTGGAACCACAGTACTTCCAACATGATTTCGTAGTATATGTAGTCTTAAGCGTTTTTCATTAATAAGGTCTGCAAGAAACTCAGGACCAAAACATCTCAATAGATTTACTAGACCTTCTTTTAAAACAAAAACATTAACTTCACTATAAAACAACATTGTATCTATTAGAAGAGATACATTTAAAGGCTGTTGCCCTTTAGATACTATACAAATTTTCTCAAACATATTCAAATAAATTATTTATACACAATAAAACTTATCTCTAGCCAAATATCTAAAAAATGTTCAGAATATTTCTACTCCAGACGTTAATCTTAACTATGAATTTGGGGTACTCAACCACCAAGAACAAAGGTAAGGACAAAACCATACCAAATATTCATTACCTATTATATTAGAAAGCAGAGATTAATCTTTACTCAGTTCATATATTGACAAAGCATTTAAAGCATACCTTTTATCGTCCACTTCTGACGCAGCAACAAATAAACCAGAAACGTAGCCTTTTGTATTGACAAGAGGGCAACCACTTGCACCTTTTGCTATTTTCGTACTTTGTGTCAGTTGCATACAATTCGAATACTCGTTATCCAAAACACTGGCATTCACGTTTTTCAACACAGACATAGACGGATTAAAATACATTAATAAACTTATATCAATAGTATCCTCAAAAGATTTTCCCAAAAAATTACTTTGATTTGCCGACTTATAATGCGGAGCTATTAATATTTCACCAATATTGGACAATTTATCTTCAACCATAAAATATTCATACTCCCCTTCTTTTAAACATCCATACGCTATGTCATATAAAACAGGTGGACTCTGTTTACCCTTTGATAAATACTTATAACATATCGTTGAAAAAGGAACACTTCGGTAATTACTACTATCATCAATGAATACCGCTCTAAATTTACCCTTATCTAAGTATATTTGGCCTAACTGCCCCAGCGTATGACCTGCCGTTATAAAGAAACCTCCTTTCGATACAACAAAACCTGTTCCTAGAAATTGTATTTGATCTAACAGGGAACTATAATAAAGTATAGCAAATATTTTATTTCTCATACTAATGTAATTTTTCACAAACTTACACAAAAATTGGGGATTTATAAGCACATCTAATAAAAATAATCTTATCTTATTTATAGAGGAAATATAGAAAATAAAAATCTAACATAGCAAAACCGTTCCACCCTCACGGGCAAAGCGGTCCCAATTACTAATCTTAATAATACTATGGAAAATACGCTACCAAATCCTACAATATACCCCAATCCCGACATAGGGTGACAAACCATACCGCCCGATCCCATAACCAGTCGTAAGGCCTATTCCCCACCGACGAGTTTTCACTTTTTCTGTTATGTAAATTGTCTTCTGAAACACATCGATACTGTCGAGTGAAGGATTATATCCAGACACCCAAGCATGATAATCGTCCGTCAAGTATTCTTTCTGTGTGATCCTGATCGGAACAAAGATCGGCTCTCTCACTGTATCTCCCTCGAGTGCAATGTAGATGGGAAACATCTCCGGCACTGTCTGAATTACTGTTTCGTAGACAGGATAAGGGATGCTATCTCGAATCGTGTCACGATGGATAACAGTATCTGTTTTTTGGACAAAATCGATCTCTGCCCTCTTTGTACATCGGCCGGTCAGAAAACTGAGAAAACAAAGAATCAAAATCTGTATTACATGCCAAGTTTTCATGATTAATATTTCATAGCCATACCCATATTTGGATGCCGCCCGGATATGAAAAAGGCGGTAAATCTCTTAACTTGAAATTACCGCCCTATGATGATATGAAATAATTACGCTATTCTAAATCTATGACATCATGTAACGCCATGACTTTGTAAGCTGCAATTTTTCCATTTACAGTTAGTAAAACTACATCAACTAGATATGCTTTCTTTGTTGGGTTTGAATCTGAATGAAGTATCATTTCTTTTAACTCATCTGTTTCAAACACAACTGCCATTTTATTTTTAGATATAGCATCAATCACAGCCATGTTTCCTTTATCAGTCTCCATATCACTACGCATTTGGTATATGGTCATCAATTGCCTTGAATACATATCTGTAACAGGCTGAACGGATTTAATGGATTTAATTTCCTTTTCCAACTGGTTTTGAGCACTATTACCTTCTTGGAAGTTAAATGTGCAGTTGTAATATATATTGCTTTTATCTCCCTTATTGATGGCTCCGATTGTCGTAATCCCATTATTATCACCGGCTGTAACCAATGCGAGGTCTTTGAAATTTTTACATTCATTCAAATCTAAATCAGGCTTTAGCCCAACACCTTTCGTAAAGAAATCCAACACATTCTTGATGTAAGATGAAAATTCAAGAATGATGTTCATATTTTCTATAAACGGAAGTATTCCAGCTGATGCTATTTCACAAAGGATTATATCAATGCATCCTTCCTCTATCTTTTCTACATAAAGTTTGGATTTAGCAGCTTCTTTGCAATCCCCATTTTTCTTTGCAAATAAAGAAAAAAGATTTCCAATTGCATTCAAAGAAGTCACAAACTCTGATATTTCAATTGGCTTCGAATGCTCAATATGAAACAATATGGCATCCACGTTATTCTTTTGCTCCATCATCTTAACTCAATAAATACAATACAAAAATACAAATTTTAAATACTTGATCAGATCAATTATGTATGCTATAAATCATAATTCGGTAATTCCAACAATTCAAAGAGCGCTTCTAGGGACAAGAGCTATAGCATCTCCCACCCCGCAATAATATCACTCATCTCCGCCTCCCGTCCATTCTCCACCCGGCTCATTCCGGACACAATACGGATCATCTGCTCACGGTCGTTCACATTGATCGAATCATCAGCTGGAATTCCGGCATAATCAGATACAGCCATAATGTAGGCTTCCGTATGGTTATTATCCTCCGGTGGGGCCCAACGGGTAATCAGCTTACGGATAGTGTCGAGCTTGTAATTTTTGAAGTAGTTAGACAATATTTTAAACATAGCCCGGTATCCGTAAGCCATTGTTGTAAATTGCTTAAACGACTTATCCTTGCTTGGACGGATTTCTCCCTGAAACAAATCATCGTTAATCCGGATATTTCCGGGATTATTATTTCTTAAACCTCTTGGTAAATTATTCTTTTTCATTTTTATCCTCCTATTATTAATACCCATTCTGCGGTTCACGATCACCGCATTTCTTTCTCTCACATCTTTTCATGGCAAGTTCAAGCTTGACATCCGAATAGCTCTCTTTCAAAGTAAAAAGCTCATCCTGTACCTGTCGAAGCCTTCCGGTTTGTTCTACAAAGCGTTCTTCTTTTTCTGATAGCTGTTTTTGCAGGAACTCGTTATACTCACGTAAAGCCTTGAACTCCTCTACATCGGCATGGGCATCCTCGATACGCGCATTCGTTTTCCGGTTCGTATAGAAGCTAATCCCCCATTTTATCGCCTCGAATCCTCCCAATGTTCCGATGATTGTCAGGATGTCAGTTAATTCTACATTCACTTTACACCTCCTTCTGTTTTATTTGATCATCTTTGTTACGAGTTTTTTTCATTGCCATAAGGCAGTGTTTGTTATTTCTCCGCCTCCGGCCTGTGATAGATGGGAGGCGGATTTTTATATTATTCGCCCGGTTACTCCTCTTTTAGCGGTTCATCCAAAATTTTGACATACGTCGGCATCGTGAACTCAGAGAACATGCCGTTGCGATCTATGAAGTCAACACGTTGTTTGAGGTATTGAAGTTCTTCGTCTGTCAAAACGATATCTGTTGTTTCCGTTATGGCCGCTGCATCGGTAAACCCTATATTGATTTGCCCGCTTCCCATATCTTTGATAACGATACGCTTCTGATCAACCTCCGAGATCGCGATCTTACTGTCTATCGATACTTTCAGTTCCATGTTTTTTCTCGTGTCAAACTGTGGTAACACGGTGTTGAGTATTAATACTCTGTCTTTTAATGTCAGTTCCATACTTTTATTTTAATGATGTTATTGTCAAAAGTTCTTGTTAAACAAGTACCATGTTTGATTAATATATGCGAATGTAGCGCAATCGCCTTTACGCATATCAAGAGTTATCGAGTCTCCGTTTTCATTTACTAACGGAGTATTTGTGTCTTCGGGTCGTACACATATCGCATCAGTTGCGTGTCTCGAAACTATTACATGTATGAATATGACAGAATTATAACCGATTTCACTCCAGGAATCTCCATAATCGTTGTAAACAGTTCCCATTTTACTTGAGACAGTATTTCGAGAAGGTAGATAAACGTTAATATATGACGTTGGTTGAAAGAGATAGGTATCCATATAACCTATATCGTTTATAATCGCATTAGTCTTTGCCCCCGGTCTGACATATCTTGCGGTCGATATCGCACCATTCAGTCTTAACCCCCCATTGCAAAATAATGCGTAGTTGCGATAGCCACCATTAACATTTATCACAGCGCCATAATTTATATCGTTGTGATTAGTTGCATACTCAAGGCGCATCAAAGCACTTGTTCCCCCAAGCGTAGACGGCAAGGTATTTAGACCAAGGCCGGCCCATTTACCGGAAGATGAAAATCCCAAAAACGCATTACTTCCTGAGGAATGAAGAAAGAACTTCGACGATGATTCACCTGAATAGCGATTATCCGAGAACAATCCTCCACTCTCCATCCTGAGTCCTCCGATGTAGGCATCCCCATTTTGATAAACTTTAAACGGGGCATTTGCAGGCGTTGCATTACCGGCCCAGATCCGGACAGAGTTTCCGGCAGTTCCACCTCCCGATAACCCGGCAAGTTTTTCTCCATTTGAATTTGCTATATAGATACTGCCTCTACTTTCCACATTTCCGTTGCTTTCTACCCGGAATGTCGGATCAGTGGGTGGTTGCCCTTTCGCCCCGGCTGTTCCTCCCGACCAAATACGGATTGTACCAGACGCCGACATTCCACCTGTGCTTCCAAAAGCGATTGCACCCGTAGTTATGAGTCCGCCATTGATCTCCGTTATTGTATTGTCATACTTTGAGGCAAGAACCCATTTAGAACCGCTATATCTATAGATATTCTCCCCATCCACCCATAAGTCATTCGTTCGCATACCCGATGTTGGAGCCGTCGTTTGATAAAATACCCTTGCCTTGTTATTTGCAGTCAATTGGGCGTTGTTGGCTGCATTTGACGCATTCTCTGCATCTGTCAGGGCATCATTTACCCCATCATACAACGGTTGAAGGTTAGGACGGTCAGTAATGTTATCATAACCGGATGTTCCGGATTTGAATATCACAGGTCCGGTTATAGTCCCATTCACCAGATCAATCACCAATCGGGCTAACTTGTCCTTTATCAATCCTGTCGTGATCGTCTGGCCGGCAATCTCAGTGTATCCATAATTCGGAAGCCAAGAGCGTACGCCATCCTCCGGAGTATTGAGCACCCCTACCCAGAAATGATAGAACCCTGTTTCATCCTCTAACTTTATCTGCCGTTCACTGACATATATTGAGCCATTTGTTCCTTCTTTTGGACATTTGGCATAAACATAATAGGCAAGCGAATTATTCAGCCGGAAAGAAGCCGCCGGAATAGCCCATTCACGGATTTCCTCGCTAACGGTAAAGTGTACTAACTTTCCTGTCGTATTCTTGAAATAGTTGGCATCATTGTCCGCATTCGGAATAAACTTCATTCCTATAAGCTCCATCTGCTGGGAATTGGTACCGACGATAAGTTGCGCCGTATGCACGGCCAACGGCTTGATAAGTTCAGTGAAATAATCCCCTTCCGGGTCAAACATCATGCCCAAAGTTTCCATCACGTCCCGCCATGAACGTTTCGTATGTTCCCGAACCGGCTTAACCGCATCCTCAATCTCTTCCGGCACTTTATTCACATCATCCACCAGATCCTTAAAACCATTCGATTCAAGGAAATCGGACAAGGTAAGTTCATACCGGTATGAAGGTGTACCGTCTTTCTCGATATACCTTTTTATTTTGGTAACACGAATCTCTCGATCGATATCCAACTGTTCAGAATATACGCCAACCATCTGGCCACAGGCGATAAAGATGTTTTGCAAACGAAAAACAATTTCATCACATTTTCCTCGTAACTGGATGCGTTTCTCGCACTTGCCATCCAACCATGTTTGCGCCTCTTCCTGTAGCTGTAATGAAGCGTTATCCCTGTAGCTTTGCGGCATTTTCAGGCCGGTAAGGATAAACTTGTCACCGACAGAAAAATTAATGTCACCGGGAACTTTCAAGGCGTTTTCCTGGTCATTCTGCTTTAGTTTGAACTGTTTCAAGTCATTGTCCCAACTGTCTTCAACGATTGCAAGGTCATAGCCAGCCAAGCCGCCATCCTGGAATGTAACGATCACTTCCACCCCGTCCAACAGGCAATCGGTAAGATTGAAATCCATACCGGCAGCTCTCAGAGTGTAATCGTCGATCTTTTCTGTTACGGCAAACTCTCCTTTCGGAAAGATATGGTCGAATTGCATGGACTTTTCTATCCGGCCGTACTTCTCTACATTCTTTTCGATAGAGAACCGGCCATCAGGCAGAAGAAGATAATCAGCACCATAATCGGGACCGAGATTCTTATCTGAACCGTATGGATAAAAAACCGTCACAGGTGGCGTATCATCAACAGCAGACACTTCCAGTTCGGTAAAACCCATTCCTTCGCCCTGTGCCAAGACAAGGCTGTTGCTTGAATACTCCCTCCTGCCGATATTTATTGTCTGACCGGATATCCAGTATTCCGTATTCAATTCTTTAATGAGTTCGTCAAGTACCGTCCCGACTTTCTTATCTTTGAAAGAAAGGGTAATCATCCGGGATTCGATACAGGATCCGGCCACCCAATCTGATCCTGTACGGTTCATGTTTTTGACAAATAGGACTAGCCAGTCACGGGCGGTACCGGTGTAATAGTCGAAGTTCTTTTTCCGCTCCGGTGTACCATGAAGGAAAAACTCTGCATCCAAAAGGTCATACCGACTTGAATAGAACTGAACGGTATATTCCCAACCAAGAGATGTCTCCTTTTTCGTCACCTTCTCATTATGCCGGATCTTGTATTTTGTCCCTTCAAAGTCTATATAGTCGTTGATTTGAAGGTTTACCACATTTCGGGAAAGAAAATTCAGGGTAAGAGTGTCCTCACCCATAATCTCTTCGACCGTATAACTATTATCCTTCAGATAAACGTCACAAACTACCGTATTTCCGCGCTTTATTTCCATACTGCTAAATAACCTACTTATTTTTAGGCAATAAAAAACACGGCAACCGGATATATGACATTTTACCGGTTGTCGTGTTTTAATATATAAGGTAGATGTTCTGTTTATGGTAGATTTCTAAAGCGCAAGTCCACACGCGCCAAAAGTCGTAGACAACGCTGCAATCTCACACCAGAACATCGGCTTCGTTGATACAAAGTCCTGCCATATATTACCACTCAACCGTTTACTCATGCCTATTACCGTGTAAACGATAAAAGCCAGCCACACCGGAATAAGAACCCACCAGAAAGACGTGCAGCCAACCCATAGCTGAGAAGAAAGCAACGTCAATGCCGCCGATCCACAATGAATGCGGTTTATCCAAGTGTCTTTGAAATCAGGAGCCAAACCGACACCAATCAAACCGATACAGGCTGCGATCGCCAGCAACCGCATAGTAAAGGTTGTATCCATTTCCCAAATGACCGGGAATAGGAACATAGCCGTCAGTGCCATGCTTGCTCCAAAGATCAATTTATGATCAAGAGTATAATACGTCGCACTAATTGAGTACGGTACACCTTTTGCCTTTATACAAACTGCTGCCGTATAAACTGCGATAACCAAAAAAGAAATAATTAATAATAACATGATTTTCAAACTTTATTGTTTAACTTTGTTTCCGGAGACCCTCGGTCCCCTAATTTTCTTTTTTTACAGCCTCCAATCTGTGATAGCCTGGAGGCTGTTTTATTATTCTTTCGCCACCGAACATTTTATATCTCCATTTGTTTTAAAAGAAAATACCCAACCTGGGGTTGGCGATTATCAATAATTTTTTCTGAATATACATTTGCTGTCTTTCTGCTGTGACAGCCCAAAGACAGTGTCACTAATTTATTAATACGGCCTTGCAGGCGGAGTGAAGTTTGATGTCCAACGGGCAATATTACTGATGCGAAACTCGTCAATCATACCGTTCAGATACAATCCATAATCTCGATATTTTCCGATCATTAAAGAACTATAGTACCCTGAAACCATCGTTGATGTGAAACCAGACGCATACACTCCATTTACATACACTTTCCAATATCGAGATTGTGACCTGACGATCGCAAGATGAACCCACTGATCCCGTGGCATCGTAAAATAGCATATTGCATCCCCTCGGGTTCCACCATACTGCAGTCCAAAGAAAATGCGTCCGTCAGATTCCTCCATTATATCAAAGCTGTAACTTCCATAAGCAACGCCTTTTGACATTATACCGTTTTTCACACCACTTTTCAGTTTAATCCAAAAATCGACGGTATAGTTTGGATATAGGGACTCGTTTATGGCATTCGTTCCACTTATCTTTACATACCCGTTTCCTGAAAACGAAACGCAATTCTTGAATTTTCCCACTACATAGGACATATTACTACCAACATAAGGCTTGCCTGAGGCTTCATCTTTCAATGATCCATCAAAATGTAGCAACAGCAAAGTATTCTTGTCTACTTTCTTCCGTCCCATCATCGATCTTATCATACCAACCTCCTTTCCGCCGAAAGTCGGTCAGATACTTGAGTTAAGAGGTGTTTACCCCCCCCCATTAACATTTGTAAACAATTATTTCTCATGACTTTATCTCCTATTTTTTAGTCGTTAATATCTTGTTTCATCTTTTTCAACGGCAGATCATTCTTCGTAAGCCCAATAGCGGATCAGGACAGTGCCATCACCGCCGTTACCGTAAGTACCACAACCGCCACCACCGTAACCGCCACTTTTTCTATTGCCATTTCCAGTTCCGCATCCTTTGTCGTAATCGGATTCTCCACCCATGCCCCCATTTATATTTCTGTCTGAACCACCACCTCCGGCATTTCGTTTCCCAGTAGGTTCGCCAAAATCGCGGGTTGTATGCCTTTGACCCTTTCCTCCGCCATATAGGGAACCAGCTGGATAGAGAGAGCCATTTTCATTGCGGCTGCCTATTCCGTTAGATCCATCAGAACCCGCTTTAGCCGTATCTGAATCATCTCCCGCTCCGCCACTTCCGCCGTTGCCACCAGTATATGCTCCGGCATTACTTCCGCCTGGATAACCATTACCCGCACCATTTCCGCCATTAGCTCTATAACTTGAATTTAAGAATTGAGAGTATCCACCGTTGGGGGCAACTTCAGAATACCCTCCAATTCCTCCTTTCCCAACTGTTATCGGAATTGACTGACCCGGTGCAACAGAGATAGCATCACCGTCTCTCCATCCGGATGTATCTTTTTTGAAGGTTTTAGTATAGCCGCCACCTCCACCGCTTCCATTATGTCCTGCACCCCCTCCTCCGACAAGAAACACATCAACCTCCCTACATCCTTTAGGTACGATCCAGGTATAATTCCCGGCAGGATAGAACCTCTTGGTGAACAACTGCAACTTCTTCCGTCCCATCATCGACCGTCTCATCTACGCCCTCCTTTCTTTCGATTAGAGGTCGTAACTTCTTTATTTAGAGAGTATTTTACCCCCCCCCCGTTTAACTTTTAATAACATAACCTGTTTCATTGCTTTACCTCCTGTACAATTGTGGGCAAGTCTTTCAAGTCGTTCGGATAACCTGTAACGGTTGTCAGAATGCAGAGATAGATCACACCGTATTGTTCATAATATTTGTCTTTCTCGAATGCCATACCCTGCACGTATGGAATAGGATCATCAAGCGTGCCTGCGTGCTCAGCTTCAACGATCTTATACAGTGAAGCAGTTTCTATGCCCGGTTTCCAATCGGCTTGCAGCTTGTGCTTTTGTATCACTTCAAACAAAGTGTCGCTTTCTCCTTCCACTACTCGAAGCCGGAAGCCTATTTCAACTTCCTTGCCAAACTCCGCATCTTTCTCACCCCAAATGGGGAATAAGACCTGCATCTCCAACGCTTGGCTGGCTGTGAGAGACACGCTGTTCATCATCGCACGGGCAAAGGTCACTGCCTGCGCTTCCGGGGATTTAGCGATTGCCTTATCTGCTTTAGTTTGCAAGGCTGCCGTTGTTGTATGGATCATTTCAGGATAGCCTTTCACCACGATAGCTTCGACCTCCTCGGCTGTTTGGGCGGCATCGATACGGGATAGCAAGCCGTCTGTCACCTTGGCGCACTGCTCCGAATAGTCCGCTATTTCGTCAAGAGCAACCGTTAAGATATTCGAGGCGTACAGATGACCGCCTACTTCGACTTCTTCCTGCCGGCCACACTTATCCTTCACTTGCAGGGTGTTCGAGACATATGCGTCCTGTTTATCAATATAATAATGATGGATGTCTTTGTCGTAGATTTCCTGCCGTTTGGCATCACGGGCACGCCAGAGCTTTTCTTCCGGTGCCGGTTCGGGTTCTGGAGTGAGTTCCTTCCGCCAACATTCCAGCGAACTTGCCTCCGGATGGTCGGTGTGGAACTGTTCCTGTTCGGCGTCTAACAAGAGATATGCGCCGTCGTTATATTCTTCTTCCATTGTGCCTACCTTGTAGGAGTCAGGAAGGGGAGCGTCGGTCTCCCAGAATTGGATTTCTTTTTGGATGTATAGCATAATCAATTTAATTTTAATCCTTTACCGCCATTGTATAATTGATTTATCTCACTTCTGGATAATATGCGTTCAAATATGGAGACTTCACATATAAGTCCATTATATGATCGTTCGGTTACTGATGTGAAAAATATATCATCCAGACCTATGTAGAAGTGAGAACCTTCGTAGAATGGATCATTTATTGTCTTAACAAGTGTAGCATTTTCGTAAACACTCATCGTGTTATTATCGTAAGTTACCACATAATGACACCAAACATTGAATTTATTGGTTGTAATATTAATTCCATCATTAATATTTTGAATGTTTTTATACCTCATTTCAAGTCCATATCCTTCTCCGTCTTTTATTCGGCTTACTATAATTCCTCCGTATCGGTCTACTGATTCGTTATACTTTTTAGCCCACAGGGAAATACTATATGCGTTTTTCTTTACATATCCCGTTGTCGGTATCCTAATTCCAGAATCGTTTATAAAATACGCAGATTTATTTCCTGTAAAAATGCTATCGTCTTTCCATTGTACATTGTTTTTCAGCTCGCCTAATACCCCATTGACACATTCATACGAATCACCGTTCAATGGAAAGTAATACTTAGCATTCCACTGATTGGAAAAATCGGATTCGGTATCTTTTCCCGTCATCACCCGTCTCTTCATCTTTCACCTCCTTTCCTTTTTACACCCTTACAACCATAATCCCGTGTTCTTTCTTAATCGAAACGCCAGCTGTCTTGCCGGCTTCAATCTCAATGCTTGCCTCGTCCGACTGCCAGCCTGAACCGTTCGGGATGGGCTGGGTAATGGTAGAGCCTGTGTTGTTCTTAATCGACAAATAGAACTCCTGCATCTCCGGGACACTGTTTATGTCGGCAAAGTTGATGGCTGCCGGGTTGTTTGCTGCGTAGGCAAATCGTAAGTTATACGGCGAAGAGGGAAGCTGCCCGATGTTGGATACGTCGATGTATTCCTTCAGGCGGAGTGAATCGGTTACCTTCTGCTTCTCCTCGTTGCTGTAATTATTATCCGTATGGACATACGCGGCATCCTTGACCGTGTGGTCGTCATTCTGAAGCTGGGAGAGCTTGGTCGGGATGCTGTTCTGAACATTCGCGATGCTCTGATTCAGCCCGGCGATAATCCCTTGCAACGTCTGTGTGTCCTCCACGCTGGCAAGGAAGGCAATGATCTCGTTGAACGATTCGATGGCACTCGATGCGTCACCCGAAACGAGCGTGTTGACTTGCTGCTGCAAGGCTGTCAGCGCGTTCCTGATTTCCGTGTCGTCGTAGCTTTCCCCGTCCTGTCCTTCGGCTACCACCCCCGTATCTTCTTCGCCTATTTTCCAATGCTTGGTTTCCGGATCGATCGAAGGAACCGGGGCATCGTTTCCCCGAAGGTTCGGGGTGTCGAACTTACCTTCAGCCGTCGTGATCGTCAGGATATAGGTCGTGGCATCATTCGTTTTAACCGTGACCTTCACCTCCTGCATGACGGCCGGCAGCTGGGCAAACGTATGAACGCCATCAGCCAGCTTCATGTTGAATTTTCCGTTTTCCAAACGTTCAAATAACCAGACTGATGCAGGATAGACGGTTACGTTATCGGCCCATTCGGCGGTCGTCTGTTCGATCTGTTGATAAATAAATGCACCTTTCTTACTCATTGCTCAAATATCCTTGTTTTATCGTTCGTACTGATTCATTGTAATAATTGGCTCCTGTCAGATAAACATTACCGGGCAAGGCTGTACCGCTGCCGGATTCCTTCCACGAAGCTTTTCCCCCGGCAAGATCATAAAGCCGGTAGAACACATATTCTCCTTCTTCCGCTACACGTACTTCATCGCCGATACGAAAATTGATGGTTGTACCGTCGGTATTGACATAGCTCAATGTATTTTCGTCCGGGATAGCCTCTAACGTCGGGATCTCCGGTTTGTTCTTGATGTAGTTCTTATTGACAGGATCGATAACGTTTCAGTCGGGTTGCAGTCCACTGATGACTCCTTCGGCGGCTTCGGCTGCACGATTGGCGCGGTCGGCGGCTGTGTTGGCCTTGCCGGTTGCGACTATGGCATCTTCCTTTGCCGTATTAGCAGCCAAAGCTGCCGTATCCGCCAGTCCTGCCTTTTCATTGGCCAGAGTAGCGGCAGCTTTGGCTGTATTTGCCGCCTTGTCTGCATTTTCTTTTGCCGTGTTTGCGGCTAAAGCTGCATCCGTCGCCGATTTTGTAGCAGTCTCGGCAGAAGCTATGGTATCATCCGCACGCTCTACAGCCGCATCAGCATTTTCGGCGGCAGTTGTAGCCGAGGATGCTGCTTCATTCGCTTTATCCGTTGCGGTATTGGCATTTATTGTTGCCGTGTCAGCCTTTCCTGCGGCTATATTGGCTTCAACAGTTGCTTTATCTGCTTCTTCCTTTGCCATATTGGCTGAAGCTGCTGCGGTATCGGCATTCTCGGCTGCGGTATTGGCTATACCGGCTTTTTCCTCCGCCAATGCAGTGGCAGCAACAGCCAATTTGGTCGCTGCATCAGCATCTCCGGCAGATTGAGTTGCTTGACCAGCTGCGGCATTTGCTAAAGCTGCGGCATCATTTGCAGCCTTGGTTGCCGCCTCTGCGCTCACTTTTGCGGTGTTTACATTCGATATAGCAGTATTAGCTTCCTCCTTAATTTGGGACATCTGTTCACGAACCTCTTTTGCCGCATCCGTTGCCGGCTTCATAAGTTCGGCCTTATCAGTCTCTGTCAGATCAGAAAAATGCAGTTTCAATTGATCCACTTCTGCTGGTGTCAGATCGGAAAACTTCATTTTCAATTCTTCACGGTCGAAAATATCCACGTATGCACTATCCGGCTCACCTTCGTATTTCATTTGAAGCGTACCGTTCAACTTTCGAAAAACCGGCTTCTCTCCTTTCGGCCCACGAATTTTCTCAATTTCCAACAGATTCTGCCAAGCACCATTAGCTCCTTGTTTCCAAAGGATGTATTTATCGTTTATCCCTAAAAACGCACTAAGGCCGGGATCGCCCTGTTTACCTTTCATTGCAGAGGGCAAAGCACGCTTAGGTCTCCCACCCTGAATGATCAGGATCATATCATTATCGGTTATTGTTCCGGCTGCCGGAAGCAAATTAGCCCTGATTATTTCAAATTCTTCTGCCATATCAATTGAAAACTATTATTCTACCTTGCTCGTCTGCCAATAACCCCAAATCCGGATCCTTCAGCACACGGTAACGAACATCACCGCCGGCATCTATCCAACTCACTACGGGAGCAACAACAGAAATAGTGAATCTTGCCCCTATCCGGTTCTCCAGCCAGACTTCCACAGAAAAGGACGGGCAATCCGTATAGTACACCTGAATGATACCATCCAATGTCTTAATATATAATTCCTGATTTCCTACACCGGATATCTGGCTAAAGAATGCCCGATAATTATTCAGAAACTCTTCCACACTGCCGGCCAACATCCAAAGGGACAGTTTTATTTCCCTATGCTGGGTTTTGATTGTCGAAAGGTCTACCGTACGGCCATCGGTGAACGGCGCCTTAACCGCAGGATATTTCAAGATGTCCTCCTGGTTATCGTCCGATCCTATACCGAAGTCTGCAAAGTCTATCCCATTAATCGCATACTGCCCGCGAAGCCCGATACCGCCGGCCGGAGTTGCCGGATAAATGGCATGATTGTCCTCGACAAAAGAAAGTTCAAACACAGATACGTTCTCCCCTGCATTAAATGGCACAGGCTGTTCGTGAGAAGAGCCGACATTGAATCGTAAGCGGTTGGTCATACCGGCAATAAGATTGAATTCCCGATAGCCCGGTGCGGACAGATCAGCAACAAACTTTCTATACCCGGACCGGAACTGCTCAAGCGTTTCTGCCTTCATGAGGAATTTCAACTTGACGGTCTTAGGTTCGAACTCCACAACCGACAGATCGGGATCGATCCCGTCGGCTTCCGCCCAGTTGTTATATTTGACTGCCTTACGTTTGGGGTATTTCAGAAGATCATCAAAAGAACCTTCCAATAATTTACATCCCCATTCAGTATATAGGTCTTTTCCATCTATTGTCATAATACACGTGCTGTATGGTCTTTATGAGTTATTACCTTACCGCCAGCGTTCTTTACGAACACCACGGCATAGTTACTCGCATGGATCTCGGCTTCCGCCCCGTGCATCAGGATCACGTTGTAGCGGCCGATCGTATCAAAATGAAGGATTGCCTTGGAACCGGCCAGGAATACCTTCACCGGATTCGTCAGTTTCACGTCCGTCTCGATATAGATTCCCATGCTTTCGGCCTTCTTGCCCCGGAACTCTCGTAATTGTTCCATAGACGGGAAATTATTCTTCATGCAGAACTCCGTACCCTGCGGTGTCAGCAGAAGGCGCATAAGCTCTTCTTTGTTTTCCGTGCCATGCAACAACCGGCAGGCACCTAACCGGTTTGCTATCTCAAAAAACTCTTTATCCATAATGCTACATTTTTACTTTTACGTTAATAGTACCTTCCAAGGCATCAACCGTGCCTCTGGTGTTCTCCGATATCTTACCGGCAACCTCTTTGATCTCTCTCGTATTCTCGGCGATCCGATCGGTATTCTTTTCCACTTTATCTGATAGTTCGCGGATGGCCTTCACTTCTTCCCAACCTCTGGATTGCATATCATAGATCAGCCTCATTTGTTCCCGGATCGGTTGCATACTGCCGCGGATGTCTTCCAACAGGACACGGACGGCCCCGGTCTGACCGGCCAATAGGTCGATGCTTTCCTGGGAAGCTTTGGCATATGCGCCTTTCAGGGTATTTTCGGATATATCTTCTTCTTTCTCCGGCTCTTCCACCTTATCTTTCATTAGGCTATCAGCCCAACCGAACTGCCTGTCAATCTCCTTTTGCAGTTCTTCCGCCATGTTATAGATATAATCCTGTTCCCAGCCGGAAAGGACATTGTCGGCATAGAACTCCTTCAGTTTGTCACGAATCTTCTCCATCGCACCGGAAGATTCCGTTGCTGCCTTGATGGATTCTGTGACCATCTGGCGCATCATCTTTTTGACAGTATCCTTTGCCGATTCTGCCCGGTCTTCACCGGAAGCCCACGCTTCGGCTTGTGCGTTAGCGAAGTTGTCAATGGCGGATTTCAGGTCTTCCCCGAAGATGGCATCTTTGGCCTTCTCCTTGTTGTCCGCTATGGCTTCGTTTATCTCGTCAATTTGGCTTTGCCATTCTTTTATCCTATCCTTATCGGTATTCTTTTTATCCTGTTCTTCACGGATTTGTTGTTGGATTAAAACTTTCTGTTGTTCCAACAGTTTGTTCTGCTGATCGATCAATCGGGAAGCATCATTCGAATAAGCCTTCTGAATGGATTTATCCAATTTTTCGTATGATTTATCCAATGTGTCGATCTGATCCTGCAACCGCTGAATACGTTTTTCGTTCTTCTTGTCATGGATTTTGGCGATGGCACCGGCCAAAGATGTAACAACGCCAATGGCAGCACCGGCAGACGCACCGATCGGACCGAACATGGAACCGGCTTTCGCACCGTTCATTGCAGAACTTACAGTGTCCATAGCCACACTGAAACCTTCAGCTATCCCACCGAATACACCACCAAACGAATCTCCGAGCTTCGAAAACGTATCAGAGAGGAACTGTCCGGTCTGCATAATTTCACTCATGCCCTCTTCTATTTCTGCCAAACCTTCTTTTAACTTCCTGGCATCACTTTCAGAGGTAAAGACTTTTTTTAGGCCATTTGAAACTTTATTAAAAGAGGTTTCCATTTGGTCGGCTTCACGACGAACATTGGCTATTTCATCCTTAATGGCCTTCAACTGATCCGGTGACTTGCGAAGCACATCAAACTGTTCTTTGGTTATACCGAATGAATTATCAGATGAATATTCCCCTTTTTCAAGAAAAGACAAGAATTTTTCCGCTTCATCCGCAATGGCACGAATAGAGGTGATATTCTTTTTACTCATATCATCAAACAACCGGGTGATGATGGAGGTGCTCTTTTGGGCTTCATTATCCACGTCCGCCAGCTCTTTCTTCATACCTTCTGCAAGGGAAAGCCGTTCACCTTCCGTTGTGGCCTTTGCTATCTTCTCATTATAAAGCTCCGTGATAGCCTGACGCTTTTCCAAATATGAACCATATTCTTTCAGGTATTCGTTCATGGCGCGTTTCTCTTCCTCCAGTTGTTCCTTATTCACATTGGAGGTCGATTGCTCTCGTTTAACGTATGAATTGACCAAAGCGGTACGGATCTCCACAGTCTGCTCTTTGCTTAGTTTGCCGCCTTGCGCGTCTTTCCATTCTTTCTCCTTGGCGAGTATGGCTGCGATCTCATTGTCATAGTCAAGATAAATTTGGGCAATCTTCTTGTCGGATCCTTCTTTCATCAAGTCGATTTCGGACTGTTGATTTTGACGGCGGAAGGAAAGAAGTTCGTTAGCCAATTTCTTCTGTTGCTTGATTTGATTTTCAGCATTCTTATCTTTTTTATTTGAACTGGAGTATTTGTCTATTTGATCCTGAGCCTCCTGTATCTGTTTGGTATATTCATTCCATTCTTTTGAATTTTTCTTAGAAATATCCAAAGCATCACGAGCAACTTTAGCATCTTTTTTCAGCTTTTCCCAGTAGGATTTATTCCTTGTTTCTTCCTTTGTAGTTTCAGTTTTTGTCTCTGATAATTTTCTTTTGAAATCATCTAATGCTTTTTGTTGACGTTTAAGATATGCCTCTTCTTCTGCAATAGCTTTATTATTGTTGACTGTTAATGGTACTCCCGTTGATGGTGACACACCTATAAGCCTCCCATTTTCTTCTCGCAACCTCTTTAATCTCGAAATAGATTCATCTATATTCCGGATATAGGAATCATAAGTATTTGTGTCACGCTCTTTGTTTAATAGCTTATTTGCCTCCGCTAAATCAAGTACAGCTAACTCTTCCCGTTTATATGCTCCTGTTATAGCAGGTGATAGTTTTTGTAATTGTTCATAAGCGGATATTTTAGCTAATTCCGTTTCTGCCTCATCTTGCATTACACGTATTAATGATTCAACTTTATTCTTTCGTTCTTCCTCACGTTGAATCATCTTATCCTGTTCTTCGTTGAATCGTTTTTGCGCTTTTTCTGCCGAAGTGATACTTGTAGACATAGCCAACATTGTAGCGGAAAGTCCTGCAACCACCGTAGCGAGTGCAACGTATGGATTGGTTATCATAGCTGCATTTAATGCTAATTGAGCCTTACGAGCTAATATGCGAGCATTAGTAAGCCCTATCTCAACAATAGTATGTTTACTTTCAGCTGCTGTTACAAGCATTACCGCTGTACGATATGTTCCGTATGTTGCGATCAGACCGACAAGTACCTTTCCAATAGTTTCATAGTTATTTATCAAAGAAGTGGTTGTTTGAATCCCTTTTATTATTACATCTTCCGACTTTTGTCCCAATTCATTAAAAACACCATCCATTGCATCTTGCATCATTGACAACTGGCCATTGATAGTCCTTGAAGCGTTCTCTGACATCTGATAGAACTTTCCGCCTGCGCTTGTAGCGTCAATAAACGCCTGTTGTACCATTTCTGCGGAAATTGCTCCATTGGACATTTCTTCTTTAAGTGCAGCAATAGATTTTCCTGTTTTGTCAGACATGATTTGTAACGGATTGAATCCGGCATTAATCATCTGATTAAGATCTTGCCCCATCAACTTTCCTGCTGCCGACATTTGAGAGAAAGCCAACGTAAGCGAGTTAAACCTTTGGGTATCTCCCATAGAGACATCGCCAATAGCCTGTAAATAACGTGGTACTTTCTCGACCTCGATATTAAAGCCTAACATCATCTGCGTAGCTTGGGTTACATCCGAAAACTCTAACGGAGAAATCTTAGCATATTCACGTACTTGCGACATAAGCGCATCCGCTTTTTCCTTGCTTCCCAACAAGGTTTGAATAGCCGTATCTGCGGCTTGGAACTCGCCACGCACACGGATAATTTCAGAACCCAACGCTTTCAACACACCTACCCCACCGATAACAGCCAATACCTTCTTCCAAGAAATAGCAATACCGTTATTGCTCTCTACTACCTCTTTAGCATCGTCTTTATAAAGGGCATATTCGTCACGAAGTTTCTTTACAGACAGACGTGCCCCAGCTTGTTGTTGTGTCAAGTCGAACAAAACTGCCTTCTCTTCATCCAAAGCCTTACGTACAGCATTATATTCTTCCAATTTCTTATTAGCGGACAATGGATTTCTTTTCAATGCGATGCGATAGGCTTCACCAAGGCGTTTTACATCCGCTTCTATGCCTTTAATTACCGACTTTTGAGCGATAATCTTTTCTGAGAACCCGTTTACAACTTGCGAGGCATCAAATATTTTCTTTTTAAAACCTTGATTTATCTCATTACCAGCACGTACAGCTGAAACGACAAGAGAATCCAATTCTTTCGTGTTTTTAGCTAATTGGGCTTCCATCGCACGGAAAGTAGCTGGAGATGTATTGCCATCCATCCCAGAAATAGTAGATTTCAGCTTATCTATCTCTTCCCGTAACTTAATGACTTTTTGATAGTCTGCTTCTATGTGAAACGCTAATTTGGGCATACATCAATGTTTTGGATAAAAGTACATTAGACAAATGAAGTAGTAGAATTTTATGAGAATAGATACATGACAATGGAAAGATTGTCGTGAATATAGAATCATGCTCCTCTTTTTTGTCTCATAAGATCCTTTCCCGACATCTTTTTTACTTCAGTTTTCTCTTTGTCCTCATAGACAGCCCTCGGTTTATCAGCACTCATCAAGAGCAAAAGAAGATAAGGAAGATCCTCATACACCTCCCTGTAAGAAAGGTTCAAATTTTCCATGAATAAGGTAATACTTCCTACGATGGTATTGCCTCCTACTACTTGGGTTTTACTATCAGATTTGCCAGCTCCATCGCTAACTGGCAGACTACGAAAAAATCACGTCCGGTTATTAACTCAAAAGCGACAAAATACGCTTGCAATAATTCTTCTTTAGAACCTGAAAGCATCTGCCGTTCGAGGCTTTCAGCTCTTTTTTGATAATTCGGGACATCACCAACCACCAAGAATGAAAGTCCCTTGACGATATTCTCCAAATTGACAGGAGCAACCTTCATTAATTCCCGCACAGTGCCATTTTCCGGTAAATCGACCTTACTTAAATATTGGGTAGCCCTCATTATCACTTTGATAGAAGGAGCTTTGATTACATATACTGTTCCCCCTACAACAATAGCTTTTCCATAAGTACCGGAAAGTAACTCTGATATGTTTTTTGAAACCTCACTCATAGTTTAAATATTAGAGGGTGATTGCTCACCCTCGTCATTAACTTATCCACCCAAAGTTGTATCCTCCCCGTCTTCCCAGCGCTCAATAGGAACGCCGGCTTTGGTTGGTTTCAACGCCGTAAAAACAAGGGCTAAGCCAATTGCTTTTTCATTCGCTTTACCAGAAGCAGAAACACCGGCACGAGGAAAAATAATTTTCACACCATCTTCAGTTGTGGCACGGACGGTAAACTCTTTACTCTCTACATGGTCGGCACGCTCCCATGTGCCCGGCTTACTCTCTGACCCCGCCGTAAACTTACCACCTTGGAATTTAGCCTTAGTCTCAAGATCATACATACCAATAGAAGCATTGATCTTAACCGCACCCGGCTTTTTAGAGGAATAATAGGTATTTCCAGCTACATCTTTGTAATCCTTAACCTCCGGATCTTCATCCTCATAAGTGAAGGTGTCCTCATGAACTACCGGGACTTCTTCAAAAACAGAACCTTCGGCACCACCAGCCCCGATCGGCGCAACCTCCAGCTTCTGAAGGTTTACCACCACAATTTTTTTATTCTCTGCCATAACTATTTTACATTTAAAACTTCAAACAAAACACTAACATTCACATAATGACACTTTAAAGCAGTGTCCGCTTCCGTTCCTATATTATAGATAGAATAGCGATAAAAAGAACCATTATAGGAACCTGTACTCCTTAATATCTTCATAGCTTGTCTTTCAAGCTCATTCAGTCGGATAGAGTTCGCTTCATTATCGCTTAAATTGGGTACACATAGATTCACTTCTGCGAAAGACTTCTTCCAATACTTTCCCGGCTGTTGTTTCTTCGTGTGGATAACGATTCTTTCAGAGGTCAATTCACCCGTCAGCGTTTCCCCTGCTGGTACTATACCTATCCCGAAAGCCTTGCAATCCCGATAGAGAATGTTTCCTATGTCAGTAGTTACTATCATTTCACTATCTCCCAGTCTTCGGCAAAAACATCACTGATAGACGGCACCCACGAATCGGCACGACCGGTATTCTCATTGTAGATAAGACACTGGCTTGTATAGTCAATGAATCCTTTGCCTTTCAGAATAAGGTCTTTTGCTGATTGCGGAAGAGATTGCATCTTAGGGATAATGTCGCTATCAATGTGTGCCGGAACTTGCTTGATGACAAACAATCCTTTACCATTCCAACCTTTTCTACGGATTGCAAAACCAGCACATAACAAAGAGATTGCACTTCCAAAATACAGACTTTCACAACGAACATTGTTTCCCTCCATTTTGGGATAACGAAGATTGAGAATATGCTGATACCCTTGCATAATTCCAACTTGGGCGTAAAGCATCGCTTGGAAATCACTGTCAAGCTCATCGAACTTATCACTAAGGATAAAGTTCTTCAACTTCGTAAGTCTGTCGGTCAGTTCTCTACCTTCAATAAGTATGCGGTCAGATGGTGTATCAGCAACCATATATGCCTTTTCAAACACATCTTTAGGCGACCAGCTTTCGTATCCGTCTTCATAACGAACATGATAACCTTCATCGTCAAAATTTTCCGTTGACGGCTTTTCTCTAAGAAGATGTTTTCCCCACGCATCACCTCTTGTCATAGGTTCTGCTTCAATCTGTTTTGTTCCAATGTACTTTTTCATTTTTCAAATTCTTCTTTTAATCGTTTCTCCGCATGAAGAGCGGCACCACTTAAAACATCATACCCTTTAGATTCTACGAATGATGCGTATTCCGCTTCGTTTTTCAGTGTCAAACCATCTTTATCGACATCGTAATCATTGGACGTTCTCAAAGTGAGTGTATGGTCTTGATAATCCCCATGTTCCTCTGCGTACTTCACGGCTTCATCGCCTACATCAATCATCTTCTTTTCGACCTCCCATTCTCCTTCATCGAAAAAGGAGTCGACATCTGAGAAATCGAAATCTACATCCATAATTCCGAGTAGTTAAAGTAGTTTGTACTCTTCACTGTATAAACCTCGCCTTGACCTCTTACGCCATCACCATCCATGCAACGTACTTCATCACCAGCCTTGACAGTAATTCTCTTCTCGCATACCACATGATAATTCGGACGATACACAGAGCCGTTATCAGATGAAAACTCTTTGGTAGTGTTATCATCACAACGGCACTTGCATACCTCCTGCCAGCTTTCACCACCTGTTCCGGGAATAGGTCTGCCAAACTCATCCTTATCCATCGGGGTGATAACTTTTACCTGCAATATGTGTGGAGCGAATATCATAAGAAAGTCACTTTAGGTTTGTTACCCAGTTCGTCTTTCAAACCGTACTGTTTACACAGCCATGAGTACAATTTCATTAGGCTATCAACATGATTAGACCAAGACACAGAAAATCCGCTTTCGCTGACCGAAGATGGATTTTGTATCATCCACGGAATTTGCTTGGCACAAGCGACCTCTAATCTTGCCCTATTTTCCTCGGCAAAAGGTTCTTCGCCATCCAATCCCGTTCTTGAAAGTATATTTTCAACTACAAGATTAGACGGGGGATTCTTATCAAATACGCTTAATACAAACTCCTTGTTACTCATGACTGTTATCAATCAATATGGTGTAATCAGCTTACTATATGCGGTATAGCTATAATGCGTGCAATACTTTGATTTATAGATGTATCTGAACGGGCATTTGGGAACATTAATTCGTATCCCTTGAATAGCCGCTTCCTCTTTTATCGAACACATTATAGCCGGGTTATTTGCAACCAAGAATATAGTCTGTGGCATGGTTAGTACAACACAATCAGCCGGAGCCGTTTCCAAAGTGATAGACTGAATATCCGGCAAACCGGCATTAACCGATGGATTCACATATTCACACTTGGGAGATTCCACACTTGATGCCTGCACGCTCAACGAAACCAAAGACATCATCAAAAAACCACACATGGCAAAAATAAAATTCTTCATTTCTTTTCTGATTTATAAAATTAGACAATGGAAGGGTAGAAGCACTACCCTATCCTTTTACTCGATACCTAATGCTTCTTTCAGTTTGGCTGTTGATTCTTCATCCAGTTCTGAAACCTTAGACAAAAGAGTTTCCTCTTTCATATTGCCGGAAGCCTGCGCACCGATAGATTTCAAAGCATCAATCAAAGTCTTCTTCTCAAACTCCTTTTCAAAGAGGGAGATTTTCACCTCTTTCTTTTCTTCAGGGGCTTTCACTTCGGGATTTTTTTCCTCAATCCGTTCAGCAAGTCTGCGGCTTTCCATATCCAGCACACGGGCTTCCTCACCGACTTCAATCACTTCACCGGGAGTATAATACTTTCCGGTGAACTTGTCGCGGAAAACTGATATAACCTTTACTTTCATATCCTACCTCCTTATGCCGATTGGATGGATGCAATTTCGCTCAAATCGAAATTGGTTATCAAATCTGGATTGGAAATCTGCGGAATCCACTCTGCCGTATATTCCATGTAGCGACCGTTTTTGTCACGGTAGTTGGAGATAAGCATCTGCCCCTCTGACGGGATATAAGTACGTCCTTGTACTGGGTCTGTCGCTTCATACGGGGTATGATGGCGCATATAACCAATGTTGTCAGAAGGTAACAGAGTAATACGGTTATCCGCGTAAATCTGCACATTCTTTCCCGTCTGGTCTTTCACGTAGTCCTCCTTGATTTCGATGCGAGGCAGACCGATGCCGGTGAACACTTCGGAAGCCAAAGAAGAGGAAACCAATCCCGTACTCAACTTCATCTCATTAGAACCAAGAATCATCTTGTACTGCTCACCAAATTCAGATGAACCAAGAATAAGTTTGTTGAAAGATGCACGGGTCATTATCATCTTGGCATAAACACCAAAATCCGGAGCTAAAGAATGAAGTTTCTCTCTCAAATAAGAGATAAACATATTCTTTCCGTCCACAACCACATCTCCACTTTTCGGCTTGATAAAATTGAACGGAAGGGTAATCTCCAGCAGTTTATTATTGGTCTGACCGGAAGTGATTGCAGCGTCTTTGTTGTAAACGGTAGCTTCACCAAGCATCAACAGCGCACCGACAATAATGTCCATACGCTTGTGGGCAGCAAGGGTAATCTGACGGTAGTCGTCTGCCAGGAAGTTTACAATCTCTTCCATTGCAGCCTTTTGGTCGGCTGACTTAGCTGCATTGAACTTGTCAATCAAATCCTGCAATTCAGAAAGACGGTCAATAGACATCTGATAAGCATCACCCAAATAGGCAATCTCACCATATCCGGAACCGATATTCCTGCGTTCACGGATGGGTTTCTCTCCAAAACGTGAATTGATAGAGCCGGCCATAACTCCGGTTACAGAACCGATATAATCCTTGAACACACGAGTAGTTACTCTGCGGAAAGTAAGATACTGTTGCCAATAGATTGTGTCCTTGCGTGTCTGGTTCACACGTCTGATGATAGCGGAAACGATGTTCGCATCATCGAATAATGTTTGAATCGTTAAAAACATATCCTACCTCCTTACTCGTTAAACTCAAACCATCCCTTCATGTTGGCTTTATCGTTCTCGGAGAACGGCATAACCAATTTTGAAGGTTCAATCTCTGCAGCTGTACGAAGCAATGAAACCAATATAATTCCGTCCTCAACCTTTGTACGGTTGTACAGAGCCGAATTAGCGACATGCTTTTGCTTTAAACCATCAACTGCAACCGCATTGAATAATACAGCATCTTTGGCAATATTCTCACCAAAAGCAGCCTTAATAGTCAATACATCATAACCGGCATTAGATTTATCAATTGCCGTTACTTCTGCACCTTTCTTACCGCTTCCGACAAACATACCCACATAAGCCAAAGAGTTCTTGGCTACTTTAATAGACAAAGCCTCTCCACCAGTGGTATAGGCTTCCGCAACTCTCACATTGATTACCGCATAAGCGAACTTGTTTTTCAAATCCGCACAAATTGGTGTAAATCCGGGAAGAAAACTTCCCACTACCAGGTTCTGCGTATCAAGTTTGAACGGACCACGTCTACGAATGCCGGTCTGGACATCGTAGCGTTCCTCTTGCTCAACGGGCGGAACCAAGTCATACTTAAATCCTGCTGACATAATTAATTCTTGTTTTGTTCAACAATAGTTTTTGTCCCCTCATCAATCATCTTAGCGATAGATTCAGATTCTTTCTCAATCTTCGCTTCCGCTGATTCGGGAGGGGTTACGCCTTTGAAGCCGTCATTTGCGAACTCCTGCTTCAAATCCTTGAAGTATGCGTCCAAGTCCTCATCGTCCTTGATGGCGCATCGTTTGGCGTAGTTTTCGGGAATACCATACTCCTTTGCCTTTGCCAAAATCTGCTGGCTACGTGTTGCTTGAGCCTTCTCCGTTTCAAACTGGGTCAGTTTGTCGGAAAGAGGCTTGACGGCATTAGCCACCGCGTCAGCGATAATCTTTGCCATGTCTGGCTGCTGTTCCGTAGCAGTCTGCTGTTGCGTGGTAGTTGTAGTGGTAGTCTCGATTGGTTTACCGTCCTTCAAGCCGTGTTTCTTCTCGTAGTTAGTAACCGCGGAAGCAACTGCACCATTAGCCCGGAAATCACCATAGGAATTTAACACGTCCTGGAAGCCTACTCCATCCGCAATTGTCTGTAATTGGCTTTCGTCCGTAACACCGGCCGCTTTCTTTTCAGCGATCCGACTTAAAGAAGCTTCATCAACCCCAGGGAATTTGGTTTTGAGTAATGCTAAAATCTTTTCTTTCATACCGTATGAATTTTCGTTTAAAATCTTTGGTATAAAAGTAGATAGGTTATGTATAGATAAGAAATTTCAGAATACGGAATACATGACAATAGAGCTATTGTCGTAAAATCAGCATAAAAGTAAATGAATGGGAATAGAAGGGGAAATTTTGAAGGGAGAAGAAAAGCACATTAAGAGGCAATGTGCTGAATATATATAAAAAGGCGTGAAACCGGGTAGGAATCACGCCTAACGATTTTATTTTTTCTTTTTTTCAAGCCAATTCTTAATATCATCTAAGGTTTGTTCATATGTTTCTGACATAGAAGGAAAATCTTTTATATTCCAATAGAAAGCCCATAGTTTAAAAAATTGTACTATCAATCCTGCGTAATTAGCACAATCGTCTCGCACTATGTCGAATATTTCAAATACTCTTTTGTTTTCGTCAGGATGTTGTTCATCTCCATTTAAATCCTTTGAAAAAAACAATAATGAAAAAAGAGCTGAAATAACCCCAAGAGTCGCAGTAATCTTATCTGTATCTAGAACGTCATAATAAATATCCCAAAAGGCCAAACTATCTGCATCTTTCTCATCTTCTTTAGTAGGACAAATATGCCCAAATCGGAAATGAGCTAATTCATGCAAAAGAATAAAAATTATACCATAACAATAGACTGAATTAGTTTTACTTCCATAATCACTGGTCATATCCAAACAATTAAAACGGCTAACATCCTCCTTTGTGAATTTAGTTGTTATCAATTGTTCTGCTAGTCCAAATTCAAAAAAAGCCTTCTCAAAAAAAGCCTGATGATCTATACTTTCGTTTAACACATCAATTTCTTTTGTTCTTTTTTGAGACAGTTTTACCATTTTAATTAAAGTGTCTTTTATTTCCTCTGTTTCTTTTGCCAATTCCAATTCTAAAACATTAGCATCATAAGTTTTAATTGCTATATCACATATGATCCATAAGAACTGGCAATATGCAGAGGATAACTTGACTCTATTAAGAGAATCTAACTCAGCGACCGTAGTAATCTTCCCTAAGAGATCAACCCACATAATTTCATTTTGCAATCCTTTTTGAATTTGTTCTGGAATTTGCGATGATCGAATTTTTGAAATTTTCTCTGTTATTTCACTATTCAATTTATGTACAGGAAAATTTAAAACAATTTCTGTATTTTCCATTATCACAATAAATTTATAACTGACAATTCCTTACTCAAAGACTGAATACCTTTCTGAATCTTCTCCAGTTGTTGTTTGCGGGGTTTATGCACTCCGGCCGCATAATGCCACAACTGACGTTCATTGATGCCGGTTATCCGGCTTAATGCCGCTTTCGTGAAGATGCTGCTGTAGTAATTGATAAAAGTGGCAGCATCGATCTTAAACTTTAGCTCAAATTCTCCGGTCAGAATCTCTACTGGATTAGGATTGTCTTCTAAGTACAATTCGATAGCCTCTTTCATATTATCCTCAATCTCTTTCATGTCGTTACCAACAGTAATGACCGGAGCACCTTCGATGTACGCACTTAGATTCTTTCCCGCATGTTCAACGATAACTTCTACTGTTTTCATATTACCTCCTTTTTAAATTAAGAGAACAAGGGGGGCTACTTTAGCCCCGCTTGTCTCAAAATGCTGTAATAAGTGCCTTTCTCAACGCCTTTGCTGTTATGATTCGGTACGATAACTGTCTTGTCGCCTTTGACAAACTTCAAGTGGCTACCTTTCTGACTCTTTAGAACAAAACCGTTTTCTTGCAACATAGTTACAACGTCTTTAACTGATTTGTAACTCATAACGCTTTGGACTTAATTACCATGCAAATATAGTAATAATACGAATATTATCAAAGCATTTATTCGTTATTTTACTATGAATATAAAAATAGCGGTAACTCCGAAGAATTACCGCTAACCATTCTATTTTTCTTATACTAAAATTATAAACCTCGTAATTTTTCTGACTAAGAAGCATTTTTCTGTTCTTTATTTCCGATTTGCTCATTCTTTGCTGCTTGTTCTTCTTTTATCTCTGCAATTTCTTCTTCGATGCGGTCAATATTTCCAGCGAACATTACCCCATGTCGTTGTGACCATACACCACCTGACACAGCTTTTACAGCTACATTAACTTTATCTTCTAAATTGTCAAGGCGATACGGAACAACTTCTGTACTAATATCTATCGTTTCAGATGCTTTGTTAAATTCAGATGGATTTATAGAACCTAAAGCAGAGACTATGAAGTTCACACGCCTTTGCAAGAACTCACCTATCACCTCGGCATGATTTTGAACTTGCAAATGTGTCGAAAGAAACACGTAATCGAAAGCCACTCCCGACAAAGCATTTCCAGCACCACTCAACTTTTCAAAACTGATTTGTGGTGTATTCGTCATAGAATATGCTTTCTCAAAGAGGGTTTCTACCTCAAATTTTACGGTATCATTTGCTTGGTTCCACGTCAGATATTGAGCATCCGCACCCTCACCTGTAAGTTTAACCATTCTATCCTTAACCTTACCCATGAAACCCTCTACATCACCAATTAGCTTCAACAGCGGAAAGAAATGGTAGTCTATACAATCAGCATAATTGGATAATAATTTCTCCAACCGGACCCGAAAAGTCTTTATCTTTTTGCAATAAGGTTCGGGACGATAAGCGTAGATAACCGGCAGTTTCGAGAATCCATGGACGAAAGAAGTTCTTTCCTCGTAACCCTTAGACAGATCCCATTGATAGACCATTCTGTCTGTGATAGTCATAAAGCAGGTAATTTCCGAGTCATCCATGAGTTTTTTCTTGTACTCACGAGAGAAAGCAACCAAATCACCTTCATCATTGAAGAACGGATAAAGTTTATCACCTCTGAATGGTGACCACAATACACTTTTCAACTTCTTGGTAGGCTTAACCTTGCCCCCGAAAGTAGTCTTTACTTTCTTCCAGAACTTCGCCCAGAACGAATCATCATCAGTGACATACCAATACTCGGCAACTTCCTGTTCGGATAACCAGGCACGGACAATCTTCTTGTTCTGATATTTGATTTTGTTGGACTTGAATACAGCCTTTACCGCATCCAGCAGCTTCTTTTCATCATCATCAGTCGGAGTGCAATCCATAGACGGTTCTGTGCCGACCGTAAAAGCTGTTTGAATGTTGACAATATCTTGCTCCAAAGGGATAGAAATACGGTTTACCGGTTCAGTCTTATATTGTGCTTCGATTTCATAGGTCTTACCAGTCTTTTCATCAAAAACTTTTTCTGCTTCCTTTTCAAGAACTTTTCTATCCGGGTACTTCTCTTTGTCAACCATGATTTCATGGCGTTCGGGATTCCAGTCGTCCCAAAGTTTACAACGGTCTGGAAGTTCGGTTTTTCTACCTTTCTTCAGGTAGTTTATCTTCTGCCCGATGTCAGGCAATGCTAATATTTCTTCGAGTGTTAATGGCATAATCTATAATTTTAGTGAGTAAATATTCCTGTTAAATCTTTCGGCTTCTGAATCTTGCCAAGTAGTTCACCCAGTACATAATAGCGAGCAGCGTCTATTCCGTGATTGTCGTGGTCTTCCGGCTCGTTGATATAGTTCCCGTCCTTATCTTTTGCCCAAACATAATTTCTGTACTCCCTTTGAAGGTTATAAGAACGCTTGGTAATGTAAATTTCCATACCCTGCACCTTGTCTATACCGGCATTGACAGAACCTTGTCCCTTTTCTACCGGGTAAATCTTAATACCTCCGTTGTGGATTTCCTGAATAAGTCGTGGGTCGGCACTATCGGCTATCACTTTCAAACCCCAAGGACGCAAGGTTTTTATAATATCTCCAGAAAGTAATCCAGTTCTATAATCCACTTCATCCAAATATAGCGCATTGTCTATGATTCCACATCGGATAACTGCTGTAGGGTCATTGGTATAACCAAAATCCAATCCGATAGCCACTTTCTTACACCACATCGGGAACTCATCCACAATACCCCACTTTTTAAACACCGCACCTTCGGCTACATCAGCCCAGCGCCCAATAACCACATGAGCATATTTCTCCGGATTCTTCTCTTTCATTTCTTCAACCTCTCTCAAGAACTCAGGAGAAAGGTTCTCGATATTATCGAAGTAGGTTGTATGAATATGAAGGACATTCGGATGGGTGGAAACCTGTACCTGCACTCCGTCGATCTCTACCAGCCTATGAGTATTTTCGATGTATTTTTTATAGATGAAGTGATTGGAATCACAGGGATTCATAATGATTATAATCCGGTTTTGGATTCCCTTCTTACGGATGGAGAGCATAATTTTGTCGAACTCTTCCTCACTGGTCCACTCTTCCGCTTCATCACAGACAAAGGTTGTAATGCCCTGAATGGATTTTAATTTGGCTGTCTGATTCCCGGAAGAAGTCTTGATACCTCGGAACATGATGCGACTGCCTGTCATGCGGTTTACGATGTCCGTCTTGGTGGTCTTGAAATACTTCGTAGTGCCATCCAATTCTATCTTTTCCATCATTTCAGGGATGATAGACATACCAGCCGACACCATTGTGTAACGGGTATAAAGAATCTGATGTACTATTTTCTCAACAGGGGTCATTTCAAAAGTCAGACGCTCGATGAAGGTGGAAGCGTTGAAAGACTTTCCTGAGCCACGACCTCCAGTGATGAGAATAATAAATTTCTCGTTGTCGGTGTATAACGGATGATATATTTCTTGGGGAACAATCATTTCAACTTGTCTTTAATCCATGAATCAATAGAAACACCGTGTTCAATATCTTTAGGAATATCTGCTTCTTCGTCTTGTTTACGCTCAACCTTTCTCCATTCTTCGTCATGGTGATATAGCCAAACGGACATTGCCTGAAGGTTCGGAGCCAGTTCGCTTTCACTTACCTGCAATTCTTCTTCACCGGTCAGGTTTCCTTCTTGGTCTTTCAGTTTTCTTACTACGGTACTTTTGGTCTTGATACCGCCTAATGCCATTGCAAGGAACTTTGCTCTGACAAGGGAATTAATAGCGCATCGCGCCCGCGCTAAAACTTGACTTAATTGCGGATATTTACCTTTGGCTCTACAAAAAGTTTCAGGTTCGATCCCTAAACTAAGTGCAATTTCCTTATCCGTGAATCCCTTTTTAGCATACGTTTCCACCTGAGAGAGAAATTCCTCGCTCTTGTAGTCGAATTTGGGCTTTCTTCCCGTATGTTTACTTTTTTGAGATTCACCTTTCATCATTTATTCCTCCCAAGGGTTTTCGCCCTCTTCTTCTACGTATATTCGTTTCAACTTCTCCGACATATCACTGAGTTCATGTTTCATCTGATTTACATGGAACTCTGCTGGCATCGGTAACTCCAATGCACCTAACAGATTGTCTATTCTGTCGATAATTTCTCCAAATTCTTCTGATGCTTTCATTATCATTCAATTCTTTCTACTTGTTCATCGAATACCTCACCCTTGATAAACTTGGAGTAAGGATCATAACCAAATCTTTCACAGAAGGCAGCTTTCGCTTCAAACGTGTCAAAGGAAAGCATCAGATAAGCATCCATATCCTGCGCTTGCTTTTGCGCAGCCTCCTTTACCTGTTGCTTGACTTCCTTCATGTGGGCAACCTTTTCGGCACGTTCCAACTGTTTGGCGACTTTATCGGCTTCTTTCTGTTCGGCAACTGAAGCCATCATATCAGACAAAGCATCCGCAATAGAGCTTTCTTCTTCGGTCTGCAAAAGATAGTCAACACCAATCATGTTCAGGTCGGCATCGGTCAAACCTGCGTCTTTCCAGTCAATATCAGGAACAATACGAGCAAGAGCGTCAAAATCCCATGTACCTTGTGCATTAGGGTTGTTCATTAAAATATTTAATTCCTTTTCCTGCTGCTCGTTCACGTCTATGACATCGACACGGATATAGTAGTCATTATCGGGGAACTTCTGCAATTCGTCCATGACGGACAAACGCTGATGCCCGCTGACTACTGTAAGACCAGTACGTTTATTCACAACTATTCCACCCACCAATCCGAATTTCTTGATACCACGTTTCAGTGTCTTACGTGATTCATCGGAAAGTTTCCGGGGATTATAGTCTGCAAAGTGAATGGCAGAGCGGTTAAGTTCCACCGATTCACTCTTTATGTATTTTGATAATTCCATATTAGCCATTACTTAGACCGAAACCTCTCTGTCGAAGAGTATTCCTTTCGGCTCTTGCTATAAGATTATCACGAGATTGTTTTGCGCGCCTGCTTGCGGCACTGCTACTCCATGTATTTTTTCTTCTCCAATTTGCTTCGCTCAATCTATCTGATTGAGCATATATTTGTGCTCTCGTTTTTGTTCTTCTAACTCGGCAATCCTCCTATTATTTTTGTTTATTATGATACTCCCAAAGCACCCTTTCGGCCATTGGGAAAGTTTTGTAAATTCTCTGCAAATCCTGTGGGTAATTTTTCTCCATCCAAAGCATACAATCAAGGTTAAATCCAACACCTGAGCTGGCTTTCAATGAATATCGGACAGGCTTGGGTAAGTTATGTTGCTTCATGTAAGCAAGAATGTCCTTCTGACTAAAATCGGCGAGCGGATAGCACAAACCGTTATTTTCATAACCGTTTGCCTCATACCCTTTCAGCATTAAGTTGCGATTCATTCCGTCCGCTTTCTTCATGCCCAAAAACGTATAATAGATACCGTATTTGAACTGCATAGCCTTTACGACATCAGCCAACTTCAACAATTTCACTTTCGGATTTGGAACACAATACATACCACCACGAAGAATATATGTCAAGTTCCAGTGTGGCACTTGGATAAACTCAATATTCGGATATTTAGCTTTAGTCCAGTTTATCCAACGGTTGATGTGCTCCAAGTCTTTGACGAAGTACATGAACACGCAAACAAGTCTGTTAAACTTCGGATAGAGCAAATCAAGTAGAACAAGCGAATCTTTACCTAATGATAAAAACAGCAAAGCCTCATTCGATTTTACGCGAATGAGGTCTATATATCGATTCGCTTGTTCTACCTTGTTCATAGGTTAGCCACCGTTTAATCCCATTGAAACACGCAAATCAGCGTAACGCTGCCTACGTGAACCTAACTGCGTAGTACTTGCAGTACCTCTACGATTGGCGACCAATCGACCTCCAGCCCCTGCACCGTTCATATTTCTGCGAGGCCCGGCTACTCTGTTAATTCTTCTTGCGACTCTGCTTTCTAATTTTAAAAGTTAAACAAATCAATCTATATGTTTCTCTAATATCTTGCCCAAAGTATAATCCATTTGAGCTGCGAGATATTCTTCACCTTGATACTCATAAACAATATCGTTACCATTTTCATCTGTGAGAATTACTGCTTCTGCGTTCTTTACCTCTATAATGATGTAAGGACGCTTGCCCGTATATGCACCTGTCAGAAGCTTGATTGCATCGTACTTGATAGGCTTTAATTCTACTTCACCTTCTTCGGGTAGTTCTGCATCAGCCGGATATCCTTTACCGCCACAGAGATAAGTGATATATTTCTTAGCATTTGTTGGTCTGATTTCGCGGTATTCGTGGGTTTTCTTGCCTGCTAAGATTTCATCGAAATACTTCTGTTTGATGCTTAATGTAAGAATGTTCATAATCGTGTCAAATTTAAATTAATACTCATAGTTGCGGGGGGCTGAATCGAACAACCGACCTTCACCAAGTCAAAGTGAAAAGCTACCACTGCTACACCCCGCGATAGTATCCCAAAGGTACTACCACAACCAAAGATAACGAAACATCTTCAACCGCTATACGCAACAATCGACTTATTGTTGCGAATTGAGCCATTTATCCCGTTTTTCTCTGCACGCCTCTAAAGTAGGCGCACAACAAGAAAACAACTCACCATCTTCTGTACAATAGTCATATTGGTACATTCTCACTCTCTTACCTCTCAACCTGGTGTTGTAGGTACAATAATTCTCTTTACCGGGTTGGCATACACTGCAACCGTTTTTGTTTATTGAGTTCATCTTGATAATGGTTTTAATTCGTTGAAAGTCCACCCTGCTTGTTTTAGTTTCTGCAATCCGTCAGAAGATATGGCATATTCAACCGGGTGTTCAGTACAATCACCATATCCACCAAAATAAAATGTAGCCTTATGCGTGGCACCAAGCGATTGAATTTCTTTCACCTTTTGCTCTGTATTTCGCCAAAGCCATTCTTTGTTCTTATTAGAACTGTCCTCTTTGTCAATGACTACAAAATATCCTTCTATACACCCGTAATTATCAAATTCAGAGATATAGATATATTTTGCCTTTTCGACAATCTGCTTTTGTAGCCATTCTTCTGTTTCAGGATTGTCTCCGGGTAAAAGATAAACATCGAAGAGGCACGCACCCATATTTTTGCCTTTTTTCTCTACGCTGCCTTTTCTAAATAATTTAGGATTATCAATCACAAACTGCATCAAATCTGTTTTTCTTACTTTCAGTTCTTTGGCAAGTTCTGACAATAGGCAGTAGCGTTCATTGTTTGCCATTTTAAGAAGGTCAAATCTTCTTTTAATTTCTTGTATATCCATAATCATTCATTTTTAAGTAATTATATCAATAGGTCTCTTAGCGAACCAATAGCAATCCCAATCTAAGTAAACACATCTACCAGATGCACAAGGATCACAGAATCCTAATATTTCGAACGGACCAACTATACAGCCATAGCCATTAACAATATCAACTACCTGTCCTTTTACAAGCTCTTTATCTGTATTAGGCAAAACATCTGAAAGGTTATCATAGATTTTCAGATGTTTTGCATTAACCATATTTTCAAAATCTGCTTTATGGGATCGTCTCATAATCGTGTGTATTGTGGTAGCCCGAAGGCTACCCAGATTAAACTTAGAATTGTGGTAAATTGAAAAGGACTCTCTTCATGTTGATGCCACGTATCAGGCTTTTAAATGCACTTATTTTTATGCTTGCATCATTGATATTCATACCTCTGCTTCTCTCATGCCGCCAATCTATATAAAACTTCTCAACGCCACATTCAGGCCATAAATCAATAATACGATTTACCTTATTCGTCAAATCTGTAAGATATTTAATCTGCTTGTCTGTTGCTAACATATCTTATATTATTGCGCAGGGCTTTCGCCCTGCTGGTTAAACTTATAACTTTTCTATTTTGAGATTTTTATTTATGCCTATTGCGTTTCTCAGAAAGTCACCAGCCTGTTCTACTGACATATTCAACTTCTTCTGAACCAAGATAAGCATACAGGCTACTTGCTCTTGTGTATTCAGATTGCCCTGCGCAAACTCTGACATGATGAACTTTTCTATTGTTCTCTGTTTAATTACTGATGTTGCCATAATCATATATCTTTTAATTGTTATTACTTCTTGTTTGATGATGCAAATGTAAATGATATATTTGACACTGCAAACAAAACAAGAAATAATATTCTTTCTTTTAACTTTATTTTGTAAATGATATATTTGACACTATTATAATAAACGTATCTTTGCAAAAAAACATAATAGCATGAATAGGATAGAATTACTTATTAAAGAAAAAGGGTATAATATGACATCTTTTGCCGAAAAAATGAATACTACAAGGCAGAACTTATACGCCATATTAAAAAGCCCATCCTACCCAACGCTTGAAAAAGTAGCAGAAGCTTTGGACGTTCCTATGTGGCAACTCTTTGCATCACCGGAAGAAGTGAAAGATGATGCCAATACTATCACCTGCCCTCACTGCGGAGGTAAAATACATTTCGATGGAGAACCACGTATGCCAGAACATAAAAATATACGAGGGAAAGAATACTATAAATAAAGAGTAATATGGAAACATTAGAAATAATATATATAATAATTAGCTTTGTTTTCGGAGTCTTTGTTTCCCCATATTTAAAAAGGACTATAGAAAATATTGCAGATACTCACTGGAGTTATAGAAAAGAAAAAGCTAAAATGAAGTCTGATATTGCAAACAATATAGACAAGCAGTTATTTAGACTTCTAATAAAAGCACAATACGCTCTAAAAAAAGAAGATATAGACTATTCATTACATGGTTGTGGTTCTGCTTTTAAAGACATATCTAATCTTATCGAATATCTTGTACAATTTGAGGAAAGATACAAGACGGATAAAAATGCAAAAAAGATTATAGAATTGCATAAAGACTTCGATAATCTTAAGAAAGACAGTGAATGTAATCGAAGGATTGAAGAACCTGAGTATTATAGAATTGCAAATGAAGTATATAAATACTCTGATAAGATTTTACAGAAGAAATTTCCCAAATGGTAAATAGAGCTGGAGCACTAAACTGGCTTACTCATTGATAACCTCATTAAAAGCAATAAAGGCGCACCCAAACGATGCGCCCTCTCTTGTCAATTAATCTTTGATTTTATATTGGAGCCTCCCGGCTGGAATATCAGAATCTGACAGCTTCCATTCTTTTGAGGATATTATTATACCCCTCTTGGATTATAGCCTTTTGCTTTTCGGAAGCTGTAACGATCTTTCCTTTGTATTTTCGCATAACAGACTCGTTCAATCCAATTTCCTTTGCGAACTTGCTGGCATTAATGAAAGGGAATGCCTCGAAGAATCCACTCAAATCATAAATATACGAAACAGAATAGCCAGACTTATACCACACAGGAAACTCACCATGTTTCTCTTTGTAATATTCAGCCTGTTCTTCCAGTACAGACAGGAAATCATCTTTGGCTTCCTGCTCCGTAAGACCGAAACCATACGCGCCGTTCACGTCTTCCGAATAAATAGAAATACCTCCATCATTCGCCTTTTCGATAATCGCCTTAATCTTCTTCATAATCGTGCCATTTTTAATTTCGTCAATTAAAGCACCCACCGAAGTGGGTGCAGTCCTTTTACTTCTTTAACCCCGCCTTTTTCATCATACTATCAAGAGTACCGTTTGGAATCTCTTTTGCCGGATGCCTACCGACAGGGATAAAGTAGTCAAAGTCGGGATGAACATATTTGTAATGGTTCGTTCCCTTTTTGATTGTCCAGCCTGCTGATTCAATCAATTTGTAAAACTCTGAATACTTCATAAAATCAAAGAACTTTTTAATTGACGCCACAAATATAACGTTTTTGTTACAACCACAAAAGTAACCACAAAGAAAACAGTAACATATTTGTTGCTTTTAACAATTAACGAAGCCGACCTACTTCTCCGGCTTTATCCTTTCCATCATCTCCCCATATATCCAATCCACATCTTGCCGGAAATACTTGTACAGCTGGTAAGAGAAAACCAAGTTATTACGGTTATTGGATATGGTTGTCTGGGCATTTACACCTAAAACCTCCGCCAGCTTATCTCGAAGGCCATTTTTCATCTTTCCTCCGGCAAGGGTACTCGGAGAATACAAAAACAAGATGATAAAAATGAATTTCTTTCGTTGGGTAACATTCCCTGACCTAAATATCTCCTTTTGAGAAATAATCTCTTGGAACCACCGATATAACATTCCTATCATATCAAGGTCCGTCAATATAGGTTCTGTCAGCTCTTTTTCCCTTTCCGATAACTTTGATTTCTGCTCTCTAATTGATTTTATTTCCGCAATTTCTGAAAACATGGCACAATTATTTAGAAGTAAATAGTATATTTGTACTAAATAATCGTGTGGGGAGGTAACGTTACTGGTGGTTCGGGGCGTTGCCTCTTGTATTTTTTAGAATGGAAGATCTTCTCTTGATTGTTCAGGTTGATAGAGTTTCGATTGTGGACTGGCTTCTTGCTGGGCAAGTCTACTTCCCAATAACTCCAGCTTATCAACAAATATTTCTGTCACATACCGCTTTGATCCCGTTCTATCCTCATACTGCCGGGTCTTGATCTTGCCCTCGATATAGATTTGAGAACCCTTCCTGACATACTTTTCTACGACCTCGGCCAGACCTTTCCAAAAGATAAGACTATGCCATTCCGTGCGGTCTGGAACCTGGATCCCGTTTTGAAGGGTATAGCCCTTCTCCGTGGTAGCAAGCGATAGATTGGCGACCTTTGTCCCGGCAACATCTTTCACTTCAGGATCCTTGCCGGTATAACCGAGAAGGATTACTTTATTTATGCTCATTCTTCATTCTTTTTTTGTTTTGCAAATTCTATAACATATTCAACGCCGGCATGAAATCCTTTCTTATAGCCATCTTTGTATTGGTTATTTGAGATTCCATAGTAGTACGCTGATCCGATACACAGGGTAAGCCCTATGGCGGTCAATACAATTCCTAATCCGAAATATGGATAAGTAATGTCTATACGAAATGGTTTGAGCTGAATAGATATTCCAGATGTCATGACAAATAGCATCAAAAGCGATATTATCGCCCATATTAAAGCCTTAATCATTTCGTGCCTCCTTTCAGTAGTTCTGGGTTGTCGTATATGTTACCAACGACTTCATAATCAAAATTATCAATAATACCATTATCTATATCTTTTTGCTTAGGCATCCGAGTTATAAACTCCTCCCCAAAGCGTATTTCTGGACACATTTTTATAACTCCCGTTTGAGATTCAACCCATCTTTTTGTCTCATGTTGTTCCTTTATGTGAGGCATATATTGTTCAGGATAGAAATCACTTTTTATAATTTTTCTTTTAACAATATCCCCCTCATATACTTCTTGTCCATTTTTGTCATACAAGCCCGTGAACTGGCCAACGGTTTGTTTATCAACGTACCAATCATCCATCTTAGATGAATTTTCTTTTCGTTGAGAAAGTATGTTGTACTCCCCATCAGGATAAACAATAAGAGACCCATAAACCCATTCGGTTGATTTAGTTATACGCCCTCTGAATTTGATTTTCCGGTTCATAATTATGCTAATTGTTTGATTTTACGATTGTATATTTCTTCACATAGTGCTTCGCACCACTTCCTGGCAATAGTCACTTCAACTGCGTTGCCGATGAATTTCTTTTGGTCTGCCTGTGTGCCAATAAGTTCGTAGTCTTTCGGGAAACCCATTATCAGCTTCAGTTCATCAATCTTCAGCATACGCATAGTGATGTCTATGATGTTGTAAAGTGCCATAAATTCTTTGATTTTGACAGTCATAGGACTGTCTGTTTCATAGACTTCAATAGCGACTTCGCCGGTTTCAGTCGTGACAAGATATGGCGGCATTTTATCCATTCTTGCGATGAGCGTGAAACACGGTTTATCGACAGAACCGCCATTTGACGCAAATTGTGGGTTCATCAAGTAGTGCTGCTTCACGGTGACAAGTTTCTGCTTCGGGTTCGTCAGCACAGCCGGGTTGGGCTGTTCGATGCTTGAAAGCTGACCACCGCCCGAATACTCATTTGCGATGAAACTGCAAGATGCAACACCAATTTGACCTACCGTGCATATCGTTTGTGCTGGGTCTTCAATAGAATGACCTGTATTATTGAAGCGATAGTTTACAATAAATTGCGCTTTCACAAATGCGTGGTGGTCAATAGTCGTTATTGTTCCTGCCGGTTCTTCGACAGACACGTTCTTGCTGTCAGGCTGACCGCTGAATTGCTTTGACAGAAAAGACACTGATGCAAGTGCAAGACGCTGTTGTGTCGCGATAGTGGGGCAGGGTTCATCAAGTGACGGCGGCACATACTTTCCGCGTTGGTTCATCGAATTGTATTTCACCATAAAGGCATCTTTGCCACCTGCGACAAACTTAATCAGTCCGGCATATATGCGTTCAAGCGTTTTTTCTGCAAGCGGTTTCTTTCGGTTGAAGATTGATTTGCCTTCATCTTCAAAGTCAAGAACTTCACGCACTGGCTTCCACTTCGGCATTGTGCCGAACAAACTTGCTGCACCTGTCTTGCAATGTGTCTGTTTCAGGAACACAACCGGCAGACCATTCTTCGCAAAGATGCCGAAGAAGCGTTTGCGCGATGTGTATGCGCCGAAGTATGCTGCGTTCAGTATGCGATGCGTGAAGTTGTAGCCGTATTTCTTCACGTTGTTCACCCACTTGATATATGACTTGCCACGGTCTTTTGACACCGGCTTTCCGTTTTCATCAAGTTCACCCCACGACATAAATTCTTCGACATTCTCGATTTGAATATAATCGGGGGCTATTGCTTCGATGTATCTGAAAAGATGTTCTGCAAGTGTCCGGCTGTCTGCGTCACGTGGCTGACCGCCTTTTGCACGGCTGAAGTTCGTACATTCAAGCGATGCCCATAGCACAACAAGTGCGTCAGGGTTCTTCGTGCGACACTTCTGAAGATGATGCACAAGTGGTGACAGTTCAAGCGTTCTGATGTCTTCTGTGAAGTGAAGCGCGTCCGGATGATTTGCAGCGTGTGACGCAATGGCATTCGCATCGTGATTGACACACGCAATGACTTCTGCGCACTGTTCGCCATGAAGACGCGCTGTGTTCACGCCGGTAGAAGTTCCACCGGCACCGCAAAAAAGGTCTATGTATAATAACTTTTTCATTTCACTATCTTGTTAGGCATTCATTAAACGCCTTTTCAAACACATCCGGACTTAACATTTTATTGGCAATAGCTTGAAATGCCGTAGATATAGCAGGTATATCGTTCAAATTAATGCTTACATCCTTTGGGGTTAGATTATCCGTTATCATTCTTGCGTAAAACATGGCTTTGTCAATAGACAGCCAAGCCAAAGGATTCACAGCTATTGGGACCAATTTTCGCATTGATATGTAAAAATCACGTATTGTAATCTTGGATGTTTGGCATAACATATCAATAGTAGAAGCGATTGATATTAGATGGTTCAGTTCTCCTGAACATCCATTATTTAAAAGCGTCTGACTTATGGCAAACCCGTATTTGTCGATATGAGGTTTAATATCGTCTTCCATGCTTTGCGTTATAACCGCAAGCGTTTCAACATTGACATTCGCAATCCTGCAAATGTTTGTATTGTACGATTCCATGAATCTTTTCAATTCGTTTATGTTCTTCTTTACTCCACGCCTGTAGTATGGAGTATTACGGCAACTATCGTAAATATTAAGTGCGTAATTATAAACTTGATCATTTACGAAGAGGACAATGTAAGTCAATGAAGTAACAAGTCCGTCTGTGTCTTTGTCTATTTCTTCCCAATTATTGTATTGTTTCATAATCATATAGCCATTAAATCAAACAATGTAGGAGCACTTACTTCGTTCTCCGCTTCCCGCAGATAAGAAAGCCCGTCTTTCCAATAATCATAATTGAGTTCTGTTGAAAGTCCCCTACGACCCAACTTGATAGCACAATAAGGGACAGTACCGATACCTCCGAACGGGTCAAATACCAATTCTCCTTTGTTCGAGTACCGTTCAATCAGCCTTTCAACGATATCTAACTGAAGAGGGCAAATATGATTCTGTCTCTTCTTTTGTGACTGCCTCGTATTGAGCGTACGCATCCGGACGACATCATCCCATATCCAATCTTTTTTACTTACAGGATCAACGGCCATAAATGTTTTGGGTAATTTCCCGTATGCCTCTAACTCTTCTGCGAACGACACATGTTCCTCATAGTTATAGATATGCTCACGTTCGTAGTTGCGGAACAAATGCCGAATCTTATCTATTCCGGCGCCTTTCATATCTTCGTATGACAACAATGAATTGCCGGAGGATTTCCAACTTGCATGGGCATCGATCTGCCAACGGGCCAGCGAGTATTCGCTCTTGTCCTTCTTAACAGGCTGGTCGGCATAAGCGCGGGAGGTATCGGTAGGCAACTTGCGAAAAAGCAATACATATTCAGGGCATCCGATTCCCATCTTGGAACCATCCTTGCACATCTCGGTATAGCCCAAACGGTAGGTCTGATTGTTTTCCCTCACCACGTCAGTATCGACCGTAATGCGTCCCATATATCGGAAGCCATGCTTCATGTAATGAAATACAGTCATTTCACTGAACGGGTCAATAGTTGGCATACCGTCCCCCGTGGCGTTGCCGAACAAAACACGATCTTTCACATGGATGCAGGCCAACCGACCCGGTTTCAAAATGCGCATTAACTCTGGTGTAAGATAATCCATCTGTTCAAAGAACTTATCGTTATCTTCATTGTGCCCAAAGTCATTGTATGTAGGCGTGTATTCGTAATGATTTGAGAACGGGATACTGGTTACGATCAGATCTACAGAGTTACTTTCCATCTTCTGACATTCCAATACATTATCGTTATTGATTGCTTTCCACAACTTGCCGGATTTTTCTTCCCGACTGGCGAACATCCAGCGCATCATCTTTTCCTCGGCCTGCAAACCGAACAAACCGTTATGCCGGACAATTTCAGTCATATTTGCGACCATTTCCCGGTGTTGTGCCCATTTCTGCATGAAGCTCTTAAATATTTCACCCTCGCTTTCGGCATAGACCAGATAGAGATCAACGGGATGCTGCTGCATAAAGCGGTATATACGGGCTATCGCTTGGAACTTATCGTTGAAGCGGTAGTCAATGAACATGATTGCTTTATGACAATGATACTGGAAGTTCAGACCTTCACCAAGCATCTCCGGTTTAGCTGCAAGGTATTTCAGCCGGCCATCTTTGAAGTCGGATATTACCTTGTCGGCTTCTTCATCGTCTTGTGAACCATAGACAGCCTTACAACCTGGAATCGCTTTGCATAGTTCCAGCCGTTCAGCTTCCAAGTCATGCCATAAAAGGAAATGGTCGTCCTTGTTTTCCGGACGATTGATTATCTCTACCACACGGGCAATCTTTTCCTGCATGTTATCTCGGCGTTCTTTTGCCGCGTCAGCAAGTCCGAGAGCAGCCTCACGAAACATTTTCACCTGTCCGTCACGATCAGCTCCAGCCGTAGAATTGTCCACATTCACAATCTCTTCATGTACGCGGAGTTCAGGCAACTCATAGCCAGTATCCGGATAACCGAGGTCGGAAGGCTTGGTTAGGAACAACGCCCATGTAGATACCCACAACCAAAACTCTTTTTCCTTATGCGGATAAAGTGTCAAGTTATTCGCCTTCGTGCTGTCTCGCTGAAAGAATCGAGTAAGAGCCTGTCCGGTGTCCATCACACCAAGATAACCAGCATAATGTATAAGTTCCTTGTATCTGTTTGGCGAAGGTGTAGCCGTAGCAACAAACCTGTAAGGGACACCCGAGAACAACGGTAGAAACTCCTGATAGGTCTTGGTGCCGAATCCGCGCAACACGCTGGCTTCATCCAATGATGTTGCAGTAAAATAGGACGGATCTATTCTCACTCCATCCTCACCATCACGCACACGTTCGTAGTTTGTTACCATGATGTCGGTAGGACATATCATCACATCTGCCATAGTTCGGACATAAGTTACTTTCATGTGCAAGTGTTGTTCCGCTTGTGTTAGGAACTCGACTACCACACGCTTAGGGCAAACGATCAATCCCTTGCCTCCTTTATGGTTCAAGATTACCCGTAGTATTTCCAGTTGGGTGACTGTCTTTTGCATACCGAAGCTGGAGAATATAGCACGGCATCCACCGGCAACCGCCCAACGAACGGTATCTTTTACATGAGGGTATAATGTCGGGGTAATTTCTTCCGAATTAATATAAAACCCCGTTTGATGACTGATAGCCATCTTGTTTCTTAGAAATTCTATATATTCCATGATAATTTTAATTATTTCAATTTTGTATCCACCTCCTCAAACACCACACTCTCACTATCCGGTCTATATTTGGCAAAACAAGCCGTCATATACTTGCAACTATTCGCACCACCCTTGCTACGGAAAACGCATCCGCGACAAATTACCATTTTACCCTTTACGATAGCTCGGAAACGCTTTATTATCAGTGTCCGATCTGCGAAGTTTACAATGGTGCCAATAGGTGCTATTCTTAACTTTTCTACTGTTTTCATTTTCTTAGCTTGATTATTCTGATTCCATAATCTTTTTCAGAAACTCCAAATGATCCGGAAATGGTACGGAGTTCTTGTCTTGCTTCTCGTATCTTTTTTCTCGTTGTCTTTCCTGTTCTTCCCGGTCGTATTTCTCCAGTTGCCTTTTTCTGTATGCTTTGAACTCAATTAGAGCAGACATGATCACCATAGGATCCACAACACCGTAAAAGGTGCCATATTCGCCAGTTTTCAACTTGAAGAAAAAAAGCAACAATTCGGAAGCTTTCAGGTAATAGTATTCCACACGTATCATCACGGAAAGCTCCAAAACCTGTTGGAATGTAGGCTTCTCTTTTACACCGGCAAACTTGTACAAGTCCATCAGTTGAGCAATTATCCAAGTATTCACCTGTTCATCTGGATAGGTTTCTCCGAGCAAAGCCAATGAAGGCGCATTCCCCTTGAACGAACGTTCCACATTTTGAGCACATACAACCTGTAATGAAGGATTGAACTTTTTAGCGAAACTTTCACCGTCCCCGTATCTATTTACTACTAACCGTGTCCTTTCCGAAAGCTTTTGCGGCATATTCGAGGATTTCACGGTCTGTTTGTTCCTCTCGTGATTTTGCCCCGTTTGGAATTGCCGGATAGTTTCTGCTATTCTTGTTGTCATAATTACCTGATATTACTTTCTCAAAATTCGTTGGTTTGATAAGCCAATCGAAAGATGCTGTCCAGCCTTTTTTGTTCTGCCCTTTCAAGAAATCGCTTTGGTATGCCCTATGAATCATGTCGGCAAACGTCTTTTTGCCATAAGATTTTATACGTGCGTTAATCATCCCTTTACGGCTATCAGAAAGCGGAGTCCTGACCGTACCAAATACACCTTTTGTTTCTTCATTGAAGAATTTGACAAGTTCGGAGTAATCGATATGTTCGGCGTGGGGCTGCGAAGTCCCACATACAAGAGATTCGTCAGAATCTCCTATATTATTTTCTTTCTTATCTTTATTAACTTTGTTTCCTTGCTGTTTCCGAGGTGTTTCCTTAGTGTTTCCTTGCTGTTTCTTTTCCGTTTCCTCTCGTATTATTTGCGAATTGTATTTATCGTAATTACAGATAGTTATAACGGTTTGTCCTGTTTCCTTTGGTGTTTCCTTTATTATCATTTTGTCCTGTATCAGTAGATCCAAGAATGAATTTACCTTCTTTGTAGACCACTGCCAACGACCAGCTAAAAACCGCAATGAAGCAAGAATCTGGCCCCTCTTAACCTCTATAAACCTATTGCCGATAAGTTGTTTCGTGTCTTCAAATCGTGCGCTCTGAATCAAATCAAGCCATGCTTCAAACCTCGAATATATGCGCTCTTCGCACCACAATTGGTGCTCAAATAGTCGCCTGCTAATAGGTATGTAATATTCCATAATCAAATCGCATAATCACAATTTCGTTTGCTATCCGCAACAAAACGTTTGTTGAAAAAATTGCAATAAACCACTTTGGGATTGCCTTTCATTACCGGAACCGGTGTCCCGTGACGACATTTCGAACAGGTGTCCGGTCTGATAACCGGACGGTCACTTTTCCTTGCCATATCCTAAAATCTTACATTTGTCAATTGTCGTCCTTTCGAGAATACCGCCCACTTGCCATTTCCAGTATCTTTCAAATGCAAATCGGAAACTTCACCGAAACGGTTGATGTTACCGCATAAATCCACAAACCACGCCGTCTTTCCTTTGTATGGACGGATGCAACGGCCTACAATCTGGTAATACATCGCAAGTGACATGGTAGGTCTGGCCATAACAACCGTATCAAGTTCTGGGTAATCAAAGCCGGTAGTAAGTACGCCTACATTAGCTACTACTGGTATTTCTCCGGTCTTGAACATTTCGAGTATTCTTTCACGTTCCTTCTTTGGAGTATCACCGGAAACAATGACACCTCCGGGTATGGACATCGTCAATCGTTCCGCTTCTTTCAAAAACCGGGTAAATACCAAAATTCCCTTCCTCTTGCCTCCTGCTTTCGGATTCATCAGCCTTTGGACGATATGGACGATGTAACTATAAAAGTCTATCCGTTCATATTCCTTTTGAACTGACTTATCGGTATAGTCGGCTCCGGTAGTGTTTATCTTCAAATTGAGTTCGTTCCATCCGGTAGGATTCATCGGATAGTAGTTCACCTTTGAAAGATAGCCCATATCAAGCAAGGTCGATACCTGTACATGATAAATGACCTCTGAAAACACATGGGGCTTTGTCCGGGTTATGAATTTTAGCATAGAACCGAAGTCACGGCTGGAACTCAAACGATATGGCGTTGCCGTTAACCCAAGAACCTTGCACTTCACTGTATCGAAGAAATCCTTATACATTCCCTCTATCGGATTCACAAGGTGACACTCGTCCACAATGATATTCTTGAAGTGGGCAAAAAGTTCCGGATGGCTTTTCACGCTACCGATGGTTGCGAATGTTATCCGGCTTATCTCCTTTGAATTGAAGGATGCGGAATAAATGCTACAATCGAGAATCCCGTAAGAACAAAGTTTCTTGAAGTTCTGTTCAAGAATTTCCTTGCTCGGCTGGAATACCAATGTATGACCGTCAAGTCTTGCGGCTATATCCGCTATGATAAGGCTCTTTCCGCTACCGGTGGGTAACACCATGATGGCGTTTGTTTTCTTCGTCTTGTTGTTGAAGAAGGTGACGGCTGAATCAGAGGCTTGTTGTTGATAATCACGCAAAATATAACTCATACACCTTTCTCCTTTCGTAACTTCTTGTTCAGTGTTTTGTAATACTTGATTAATTGTTCGTACTCAAAATCAGTCATTTTAGTAGTACCAGCAGCTTTCACTTTTAGTAAAGCGAATTTCTGTTGTCCGATTTTATCAATCAGATTCACCCGATACCCTTCTAAATGGTCGGCTTTGAATCTATTGCAGTGTCGGCATTCGGCATGACAATTGTTTTCATCAAAACGGGTCGCCAAATGTGTACGACTGAAATAGTGGCCACAATCAGCTTGTTCAAAGGGCTTTATTTGCCCGCAACTGATACATCGAAAAACCCCATTAGGCATACAATCACGAAGCCGGATGAAAAGGGAAAACTCTTTATCAAGTTTTGCCTTCAAATCCGGCTTCTTCTTTACTGTTATACCAGCTTTGTCAAACAGTGGCAAAGGCTTGTCTTTCTTCTTTGCCTTTTTTCTTTTTATGTAATACGGCATATTTAGAATAATTTATTTGTTGCAGCGACCGGACTCAAACCGGCATCTAAAGTGCAACCCTTACGGGTGTGGCTGCCATTTCCACATTATGCAACACACCGCCATATAAGCAAGCCATATCTTCACAGACCGGGCTTGCCAAATTAAATGAAGCAATTATAAATTTATTATCACTCTGTCTCAACGATGATAGATAACTGGCCACAAGCGGCCCCGTTTTCAATTTCTGACTTTGTTGCGATTGCTACTGCGTAATCGTAACCCATTTGTTCAAGTTGCTCTTTAATCTTTTCCATAACTCTGAAAATTAAAATGTTTATACTAAATTCACTCCCTCGATAATTCCGTTACCGAGATTGTTTTTCTCTGATATGTTGTTTGGGTTTATTGGGGATAGCTTAACAAAGAAGTACTCTTTATCAAAATATTTCTCCAGTTTTTCCGCATCAAAATCTGATTCATTCACCAACGTAAGATTGATAGTAGTTTTCAGATTACTTTCGGTTCGAATCCGACCAAGTTCTTCTATATTCATCTTCTTTGGATAAGGAATAAGCCAGTTTCGTTTCTCTTCATCAAAGCTATGCAGACTGATTTGAAGCGTCACATTGCCTTTAACGAAAGAAAAATCGCTACCCTTGATTCCAATCGTTGAAACATAATGGTGAGTGTTCGGATATATTTCAGAAATACGCCAGATAGCTTCCTTTACGGCTTCAATATTCAAGAATGGTTCTCCCATACGAGTATAGTTTATCTTGAACTCATTGGCATCGCAAGGGTCGAATCCAGCCTGCTCAATGGCAAATTCCACCTGACCGACAATCTCATCAGCCGTAAGGTTGCGATAGCGTTTCATATTACCTGTAGCACAAAACTTGCATCTTACAGGACATCCGCTCATTGTCGAAACGCCAATCATCCAACGTTCGGAACGACTTCCCAAGTTATCATTATCAAGGAAGTTTTGTTTTCTTCCTATCGCGTCTTTCGTGTAATACGGAAGAAACGTGTCAGTCGTCTCTACAAGCATACCGTCTTCAAGACGCAAACAATAGACGGTACCATTCTTAAATTTTTTACTCTTTACTATATTCATAATCAATCAAAATTATAGTTGTCAAAATCATCACTCTCTACAGGTATATCATTACCAAAATCCAATGAATGATACCAGTATTCCATATAATCCATGCTATCCATAATGTTTTAATTTTTATTGTTTGTTGATTTGGTGGGAAGCCGGGGAATCGAACCCCGGAAAAACATATACATATCATGGCTACTTACCTTTCTTCCCATTTTCCCCGACATATCCTCACGGACGGTACAGGGCTGTTTCTACTCTAAAACTAATACCATGAAAAAACAATATGCTATTATTCTATATAGGCTATTGAAAATTCTTTCGGGATGAATCGTCCTACCGGAATAGGTTTTGCCGATTCTATAGCTGTATGGATTTCCCTCTTCCTAAACTCATGTCCATTTTCTTTGGCTTGTTTCTCACACTCATCCTCTTTGTTTTTAAGGTAATGGGTAATAAGCATCATCGCCCTATCAACGTTAAAAGTGTTCACGACAAAAGTTTGAACTCTTTCATCTTCATTTTCTCCATTCATGAAGGTAATTTTCGTCTCAATTTGGTAGAACTTCCTTTCGTCAGGCTTGGATTCTTCATCTTCCTGATTCTCTTCATCCATCTTATCAAGATATTCTTCTGTAGTAATCTCTTCTTTGAGGTAGGCTATCGAAGCGTCGTCCACCTTGCGTTCTTTCAAAGTATCGGTGAGAATTACACAGGAATCGAACTCTTTTACCATAGTCAGAGTGAATCCGAACAAATAGTTTAGTTCGATATAGTCTTTCAAGATAAGACAAGCATTCTCCAACCCTGTTGCGTAAAGCAGGAACTTGCTTTTCTTACCTCCTATTTCCGCTTGGGCAATATGCGGATATAACACATTATTTTCATTCTCGAACGCCAAACGGTTCTGATTGCTGACTTCCACTTCCCTGATACCGTCAGCTTCCATACTGAAACGAATTTTCGCCAAAGTGTCTTGGTCTATCAGCGTGCCACGGTCAAAAAGAATTTCATTCCGTTCGATGGTTACTGTTTCACCTGTATCTTCATCAATGAAAGATTCCTCCCATGTTTTGAGGACACGTTTTGCAAGGTACATGTTGAGCATCTTTTTCGGGTCAGATGTCACATACCTGATTTCTGTTTTTCTTGTTTCTATCATAACTAAATAAATTCTTGATTTCTTTGTATTTCCTGCTGGGCGTATATCAGCATTTGATGTTCATTTGCAGCCGGCAGATAGATACCTGCCACTGATGCACTCCAGTTACGAAAACGGTCAATACTCAAAGTCATTTCACCTGTTGTCAGCTCGGCAGAACTTCTTAAGTAAGTTACTTCCTTACCTTTCTTGTTGACCGTCTTTCTCTCAAACAAATCACGGTTGCAA